GGGGTCGGGGTCGTGGTCGGTATGAAACACTCCCATGAATGGTTAATAAAAGGCGATAAAATAGGTGCTATAGAAGCTCTTACCCATAAGATCACACAGGAATCGTCTATATTTGGAGCCTATGGTCAGATTTTCTCATACAATTCAAGTACTTGCGTAGCGCGTGTCTGTAGATTTCAGCGCATTAAGAGACCCGGCCATGTAACTGAGGGCGATGAGTTTGTGTTTAAATTCAGTATATCAGAACTGCCTAAATGGGCAGAAATCATTGGAATGCCTCCGTCTATGTGGGGTCAGCAAGAATGCGCCCTCATAGACAAGAAAAACAATAGGAGTTTTAATGAACTGCACACTTAAGCGCAATAAATGGACATTAGACGGCATATTCGGTATGCTATATGATGAAAACAATAAGCAAATCGCAGTTACGCTTGAGCATAGCTATAACTGCATGCCGAAAGTCGCTGCAGGTACTTATACCTGCGTTCGCCACGCGCCTAATCGATTACCGTATGCGACTTTTGAGCTACAGAATGTACCTGATTTCAAAGGTAGCATCGTTACTGGTATACTCATACATATAGGAAACTATAACCACGATAGCGATGGTTGTATATTGTTGGGGAGTGAGCGGAATGGTGACATGATAATGCATTCTAAAAAGACATTCGAGGCTTTTATGGACTTGAAAAAAGATGTAGATAGCTTTATACTTACAATAACTGACTTCGAGGCAATATGAAATGAGTAGAAAAAACAAGGCTTACGGCAAAACATGGTTAGAATGGCGGCACGATCTTTTTTGTCGACGAAAATATTTAGGTCTTTATGCCTGGACACATCAATGCACCGGGCAATGGTACCGCGAGTTGCGTGTCGTGCAATATGAAGTTCAACGGTTTGAATCGGTCGCTCAATACAAGGCTTGGCGGCGGGCCGGTTATCAAACAAGTTTTGCGAGACTTTTTAAAAGCGTCACACAAGCCTAAGACGCAGGAGTAGTGAAATGACAATTTCAAAAGCAGAGTACGACGAGGCCGTAAAGGCAAAAGAATCGGCGCAAAACACCATCAATGCGTATCACGATGAACAGCGCGCCGCTTTTGATAAACGCATTAAAGAAAACCCAGTTTTTACGCCGGATGAGCTGGTCTATTCTGCCGCCGCAAGATGCAATGGCTGTGGCGCTGGGCTTGCCTATCCGAAAGATTGCGGGCCTGGCCATTACTGGGATTGTGCCGATGTTCTTACTGGTAAAATCAAAAACCCCGGCAAAGAGCATCAGCAATTTCCATTTATGTATTACAGCATAAAATCAGAAAATCAGCCGTCGGCCAATGGCCAGACGACGAGACCAACTGCTCAACAAGCTGGAGCACAGGATGAGTGACACATATTCGACAACCGAATACTTCTGCCCATCATGTTGGCAAAAAACTGTTATGAATGAGGACGGCCCAGGAGACTATTATGCCGGGTCCGATTACATATGCGTGAAGTGCGACTTTATTTTTTGTCTAACATATGAAAGAAAAGCGACAGATGACTATGACCGTAAAAAAGTTGCAGAGGCTAGGCATACTGCCCTCAAAGCAGGTGGTGAGAAGTGACTAGAGAGGCAATTGAAGATAAGCTTTTGTCATTAGGTCTCGATTCAAAAGACCTTTTTAGTCGCGATAGATATGAACTAATTTCATGCATAATTATTTGGAAAGAATGCGCAGATCGCCTCCTAGCCCAGAATAAGATGATCGATGAACTAAAAGACGTGGCCGCCAAACTGTTGCCAACCGTTGAAGCAGCCTACTGGGACCACAGTTCGGCGGGCCATTTGCCTGGTTCGGGCTATAATCATAGCTGCTATAGCAAACTCCCATTTGGTTGGCGCGACACTAAAGAAGCCGAGAAGTTTTTTAAACGAGCAAATGAGCTTAGTGTTCCTGCTCCCGAAGCTGGTGCTAAAGAATGAGAGAAGAAGTCTGGTACGATGTCGAGTGCGACTGTATTTTTATCTATGAAAATTACTGCTTAAAAAGCAATAAGAGGTATATGAAAAGCCAAGGTTATGTATTTTTGGGTTGGCTATGATTGTTTATGCTGACACAACAACTGACTCTAAAAAATGAAAAAATCAAACTGTTAAAAAGGCGAGCATGTTGTATCCACAAGTATCCGCACAAGATTGGATAAAGCAGTACCCAGAGCTTTCTATGATAACGAAGGCCTGCGACTCATGTGGCAAGGAAATGGCCGCAACAATCCCTTTCGTAAACAAAGACTACGCTGGGCTTGAAGCGCCCATGTGTAGTTGTGGACAAAATCGGTACACCTGCTCAATTAGTGTGACTAGAACTCACGAGGAGCACCAAAGCTTGATGGACATTATAGGCTGATAAAACTAACTCACCCACAACCAAGGCTGAATGCGACTAATCATTGCTTTATCTCTATTATTAGTTAGATGTGCATTCTATTCAAACATAGCGATGTTCGGCGGCGTAGACCCTAAAATCCAGGTTTACTTCGATAGGTTTAAAGCCGAGACTGGTCGCGATCCGAATTTCATTACTGCAGGCTTTACTACTTTAATTGAGGCAGATAACTTTGTTGGTGAATGCATAAAAGATGACTATCAAGCCGAGATAAGGATAGATCCTGTGTACTGGGCTAGCATTGAGAACGTCGATATCCTTAAAGAGCAGCTTGTATTTCATGAATTAGGCCATTGTGTCTTAAATTTAGGACATATACCGGAAGTTAATCCATATACAGGGCAGCCGCTTAGCATTATGTACCCGGCAGTATTTAATCTTGAAGAAGGGATGAATTTAGAAGCGAATGAAACTGAATATGTAAAGGCTTTGGTAGAGAATAAACCTATTACTTACTGAGAGCACGTGTCGGGATACATGGCTAGCGCATCCGCGTCGCATGTTATATTAGCAGAAGTTACATACCTATCTATTTTTATGATATCAAATCCTGAAATATCCCAGTCTTTTTCTTTGATTTTCACTTCATAATCTTTTAGTTCCATGCCCATGGCATCTGCTATTTGCTGATCGAATTCCTTAGATTCTTGCTTGAATGTTTGCAGCATTTTTACATTATCCACCATATCTGCTGTAAATCTAACTAGCGCATCATGATGAAACATAGCAACAGATTTTTTAATTACGTATTTAGGCCCAGGAAATCGCACAAACAGCGAGCCCGCAGCACTGGCGCAGTATTTACATATTACTGCTATGTTGGGAAGCTCCGAGGCCATTTTAAGTACCGGATCTATAGTGCGTACTTCTCCGCCAATAGATACTATGAGCAGATAAAGCATACTTTCAGCCGGTAAACTAATTCTTTTCATAACCATTGCGTTAATGAGCGTATCTATAGATGACAGATTCATTTCTGTGCTCAAAGAAACGGTATTGCGTTCCGTTAAAAAAATATTTGTTGTTTTATCTTTAGCATAAGCCGCATTAAAAAAAAATAAAATACTAGCTATAAGAATTAATTTCATTGTGAACTCGTTTCATTTCTCGCCGGTTACTTCAATGATTTTCTGGCCGACTTTGCCGCCGAATGCCGCACCTACAAACACCAGTACTTCCGCATCTTTACCAATGAATGCAAGTATGATTGCTGTACACATACTCATGAAGCACAGGACTCTCATCATAGAGATATCTCCTGTTTCACCAAACATTTCGCGGATATGCTTCATCGTATCAACCGGAAACCCTCAGCTATAGCAGCCAATACTGCGATTACCTTAAGAAGCCGATAAAAACTATGCATTGATATCATGATATTTCGCATCGGCTCGACTTGTTCTTCTAAAAGCTTGGTACGGAGCATGTGAGCCTGTAAATCAACTTTGATAGTTGATATATCAGTTTTAATGACAGCTATATCAGTTCTAGCCTGATCATCCATAAATTAAGGCGTAAGCCCCTGCGTTACGATCATATCAGTTTTAACATTGTTTAGCTGCTGATCGTTTGCATTAGATGAAGTCAATACAAATGAGATTACATCACCAGATACACAGTTCGCAACTACGGTTAGAATTACGCTGGATTGGCCTGTGCTGTTAGGCAAAGCAACAGGCTGAACTGTTACAGTTGCAAGCGTGGCACTAACGCTGCCGGACTGTGTTATAGATGCCGTGAGATTCGATGCTTGATGATGCGATACCATCATGCGACATGTATGTAGCGCAGTGTTTACGATGGTGTACGTATAGGTGTTTAGGCCTGCCATAGTCTTTTGAGTATTGAAATTCGGTATTACGATAGTCGACATACTAGGCTCCTTGCCTTAAGTTTATTTCAGTTTTAACGAGACTCGGCGGCTGATCTGCTGTAGCGCTGGACGTGACTGCTACTGTAATCGTATCGCCTGCTGCGCAGTTAAACTTACCTGTTACCTGAGTATCAGGCGACTGCGATGATGTTGTAGCAGATGTATATGTCTGACTTGCGCTGCCTGACTGAGTGATCGTGACTACAATACCGGAGCCAGGGCCCATCGTCGTCCTAGTAGTAATTGAGTAATTACCGGCTGCCGGTATTTTGCATGAGTCCGTAGTTAATCCGTTTATTACGCTTGAAGTTTGTGTATTCATTAATCCTCAACTTTATGCACTAGTTACTGTTTCCCAAGTCGTGCCGTTAAATACCTTGATTTTATTAAATACTGTATTGAAATATACAGCGCCTTGAGGCGCGGTAGGATCAGACGCAGCTAAAGGAAGTTTCATGAAGTTACCGCTTACGATTACGCCGCCTGTGCTTGCCTGTGCTGCAATACCAGCAACTCCATTACCATCAAAGATAACTACGTTGCCTGAATTAGCTGAATTTCCTGAGTTATTGCCGCCATTTATATTCACGGCACCTGCAGATGCGCCGGCATCGGTTGCTCCGCCAGCAGTGATGCCTACAGCTCCGCCTCCGCCTGTCCCAGAATTAGTGCCTGGGGTCAGATTTACGCTTCCACTGGATCCTGATCCAGCAACGGCTCCTGTCGTTATATTTACATCGCCTGATGCCGTTCCGCCGCTAGGATCAGTATTAGCGCCCGTTCTGATGTTTACGCTGCCAGTAGGACCAAGAGACGACGGACCTGCAACGGTTCCTGTTTGTATATTGATAAGGCCGCTGCCGCTTGTAGTAGCATTAGATGTCTCAAGCGCTAAAGGAGTAGATGCCCCAGACATGCCAGTAGGACCAGCAAGCCACACAGAAAAAGACACGCCAGAAGGACTAGTTCCGAGTCCAGACCAGTCCAAGATCTTAGTTGTGCCGTCCGTCCACATAAGAGAACGGCTATTGAAATCCAGAGATGCTATTTGGGAATTATCTTGTAAGATTCTAGATGTAGTTGAAAAAGAAGCAGCCTGTCCTCCTGCATTATCAAACAACAAAACACCTGCACTAGGATCTATAAATACTTCTGATCTTCCAGTTCCATCTGTTATTGTAACGCTTCCGGCCGTTCCTGTGCCTGAAACAGAACCGGGAGATATAGATATACTGCCGCTATTACCGTCTACAGTAGTGCCAGTAGATATCGTAACACCTGAACTATTAGTAGTGCTTGTTTCGTTAATTGTACCTAATAGAAGAGGCTGGCCGCCTGATAGACTCCAATCGATTAAAGCAACTCCACTATTCAGGAGCTGTCGTAGATTCCAATTAAGCGCAGAACCCCCAGAAGGGTCTTTTAGCATCCGATTTTGCCAATCTACAGATATACTTCCAGAAGTATCATTGATATGCTGTCCGCCGATATCAATTGCAACGCCGCTGCCCCCGCCTGTATCATACAATAAATGGTATATACCAGCATTCAACCACATATTAGAAGAAGAGCCTAAGTTCAATGTTCCGTTTGCCGCAGACAGTAAGTTCTGATTAATAGCTGTGGGACTAGTAAGATTCGACAGACTTTGATTAGCGAAAGCAGATCCTGCGCCTGTAATCGTGATGTTGCTGCCAGACGGAGTAATAGTAATACCGCCAGCACCTATAAGAGTTAGTGCCCCAGTCAATGAGTTAAGACTAGTAACTCCGCCGCCACCGCCGCCTACACCTGAATATTTTGCGTAGAAATTGTCAGCCATTACGTCACCTTTGCATTTACGACTGCATTCATTGTACCAGTACCCGATGTCTTGGTGTATACAAGGCGGATTGCATAAAATCCCGTTACATCGACATCTATGCCGCCATTGCCTGTATTGCCAGACACATTCGTAGCAGCACTTAACGTCAGCGTAGTCCAGTTCCCTGCATTATTCACAGTGCCGTCTACATTCAGCGAGTAGGTATTAGACACTTGCACGGACATTACGCCTACAGGTGAAGTACCAGACCATGAAATATCGTATGAAATCAATGAGATATTATCTATGATGTTTGGTTTTGATATGATAGTTGCTTGACTCATATCACCGTTAGTTATTACTTGGTTGGGTCTTATAATAGGGCGGGACATAAAGCTCCTTGGGTTCTATAATTGCGATAATCAGTCACGGGAAGTCCTATCAGCCTCGGCGGCTTGATCAGGTGTTTGATATTTAGCAGCGCCTTTCTGAAGGCCTTTGCCGGCTTCTTTAGTCACCTTTCTAGACTTGCCTTGAGGCTCTGGCGGCTGTTGGGGCTGGAGTGAGGCCTGTGCGGCTTGAATCGACATAGGCTGCATTGTACTGTCTAATGGACTGCCTAGGAATAAGCTCAGACTCATTCTGGTCTTATATGGAAGTGCGCCTTTATCGGCAGATACGCTGCCCATCTCATTCGTGAGTTTTTGCATCATTTGATTATAAAGGCCTGGATACATCGAATTTAAGTCTTGGATATCAGATGTCTGTAATGTTCCATTCTTGACTTTTGCAAGTACTATGTTCGGATTAATAGCGATGTCTTGAGCTCTAGCATATCTAGTTTTATCTGCTGAACTTGCAGGGACTTCACGATCTAGAACGCCAGGCTGGTTAGTCTTAGGTTTAAGTGTTTGTAAATACTGTGCAATCCGTGTCTGCGTTGCCGACATGGCTTGCTGATGCTGTTGCATATAATGGCCGAGCTCTGTATTCTGGCCTTGAGTGAACTGATCTGGTGAGTTCTGGACTTTATTTAAAGCTTTTTCAAGTCTATCTCTGTCTTTGCTGCCAGGAAGAGCATTTGCTGCTATTACCATCGCACCTGGTTTGAGTGTATTCTTTACTGCAGTAGCTAGTACATCTTGGTTTTTCTGGACTCCACTAATGAAGCTAGCCATGGCTTTAAAGCCAGGCGCGCTGATAGGCTCTGTAGATCCTATGTATCGAAGGAATGCAAGTCTAGCGGCTTCTGGGCCTTCTTTGCCGAGACGCGCCGCCGCCTCACCAGCTACTACGTATGCAAGCGGGCTATGCCCCATAAGCAGTCCTGCCGCTCCTAATGCAGATCCGCCGAGATGCTTCACTATGCCCCACATGCCTGCAGGAGTGCCGCTATCTTTAGGGCTAGTCATTTGTTGTAATACTCTGCCGCCTGCTTCTGCTTTATCAAGGAAGTCTTGCGGTAGAATAGTCTTTAAATAGTTGTCTTTACCAGCTTTGGCTTTCTCTATAATCGATCCTAGTTTCTTTACATTTATAGGAGCATCCTCATCCCCTGAGTTAATAGCAGGCTTCAGTACTGCACGGCGTTCATTTTTAATGACTTCCTGAAAGGCTTCGGGGAAGTTGTCTTGCAGGAACTTCGCACCATTCATATTGTTCTTAATAGAGAATTTCTTAAGGACTTGTTCAGGTGTCATATTCTCATCGAGTTGTTTCATGAAATCTCTGGAATTCCTTGAAGAGATATTAAAATGATCACCGAGCTCTTCACGTACGCCTTCAGCCATTGCATACTGTTTATTCAATGCATTACGCTGAGCGATAAGATTCTCACCGGCTTCTGTGGCGCCTTTCAGTCCTGACTGTTCTGCGCCTGCAGCAGATGCCTGTATTACTTGGTTTTTATAGTCTTTAAGGGTGTTGCGAATAGTAGAAAATGCCTTGGCTTGCTCGAAATCGCCGGCACGTTGGGCTTTATTGAGATTACTACGAAGTTCAGAGTCATATTTATCGAAGTCAGCAATTGTTTTAAATGAGAGTTGGCGCTCGCCTGCATCATAGAACAGGTCGGCATGCGGCGACATCGGAGCGAAGTCCGTTACGCCACGTTCACGTAATCTGTCCATTAATGCGAGTTTAGAATCATCTGATGTAGTCAGCATCGATGCAATCCTGTCTCGCTCATCCATATCCCGCCATAAAGGCTGAAACGTAGTTTTTATGCGATCATTCACTGCGTTTGCGATTTGTCTGCCGGCTTCATCGTTATCATATACACGCATGTCTTCCATTGTAGAGCCTAACGGCTTTACTACGGATTCAGCAACGGATTGTTTTAAAGCTTCACGCTCGGCGAGCATATCGGAGTTCTCAGCTCGAATTAAATTAGCGACATTACGATTCACGAAAGGCGTATCTGCCAGATCTGCACGTTGTAGTGCAGTAGGCGCAACACCTAATGTCTCGAGATCCTTCCCAATGCCTTCTGACAAGGCTATCATGGACTTGCCGTTTACTTGGTTAGTAACAGCATTCATGAGCTCTTCAAGCTTAGGCCCTAACGTTGCCTTCCATAAAGGACTTACCATAGCTCCAGTAGCACCAAATGCTCCGCCTAAAAGTGTGCCAATACCGATATTAGCGACTGCAGATTCTGCCGATGTATTAGGATCTTGGAGGATTAGTTTAGATGTTTCATCGGAACCAGCTAATACGCCCATCTCTATAGCTTGTTGTACTGTAGATGAGCCAATTTTATGTGCAATGCCTGCGGCTTCGCCGGCTTTCGTAGTGAGTCCAAGGCCTTCTAGACCTAGCTCACCCGCCTTAGTCATTACAGCGGCCTCGCCTGTCCCTGTAAGCATGCCTGCGCCTAAGCCTGCTGCCTCGCCTACTCCAGCAGTTACTGGATTGGCTTTCTGTCTGGCTAGGATTTCTTTCGCTGGAACGCCCATGAGATGGGTTTCATACCACGGAGCGACAGGACCTAACAGTCCCTTAGCAATGCTTTCTGCGCCTGTTTGGAGTTGCTGCCCTGGTGTCCCGTATGTTTCAGAGTCATCTTTAAGAGAATCAAAGCTCTGTGGTTGATTAGTAGGCTGTTGTGGTGACGCAACTGGAGCAGGGTCTGCCTGCAAGCTATCGAAATCCATTAAGGTACTCGAATGGCTTCGCCATTAGGTCCACGCTTATAAGTCACGCCGTTAACCGTTTTGGTTTGTTCTGGCGCTGTATTGGCCCTCGGTAATTGACGAGTCGGCAGATTATATGTCTGAAGAAGATTGTTATACTCATTTTGCTTGACTTCTTGGAGTTCTTGGATCTTAGGAATTGCGCTGAGACTACGGAATACTGAGCCAGGGCTTCCACCTATTTGACTCGTTAAGAATTCAGCTTCTGATGGCTTATAAACACCATCGTGTTGGGCTTGTTTTACCATACCAATGAGCTGCCCTTGGAGAGTAGATGCTCGGGCTTCATACTTTGCATACTCAGTAGGATTGGTAGGGATAGGTTGTTTAGCTATCTCAAGGGCTTGATTCATTATATCGCTTACGGTTTTATGTGTTGCAATCTGTGTTTTAACGGCGTCTGGCACAGGGGCGAGGTTCCTAGTAACACCTACGCCCGGGACTGTTGCATCTTGCCATTGTTTTGCCATTTGGGTATCGCCCAAAGCAGTTGCATACCTAGCCATTTTAGTAGCCTGTGCGACTTCCATGTCTGGATCGCCTGTCGGCTGTGCGGCCATGTGCATCATAGTCTGGGACATCGCTATACGCTGCTGTAATGGAGCATATTGGACTTGGAGTACACCTTGGGCTTGTTTCGCAGCATTAGCAGCCAAACCATTAGGTCCGCCTGTTGCGTTTGCCGCTGCCTTGCCAAGTTGAGCTATTGCCATTTGAGCATTAGTAAGCCTAGCAAAGTCCATTGTATCGCGCATATTATGGAATTTATTCTGTAGCGATGTAAGTACGTTTTGCTTCTTAGACATTTCCTGGACTTGGGCTTTGAGATTCTGCTCCATGTTGAATTTCAGGAAGTCAATAGCGGCATTAGGACGGTTTGTTGGGTTAAACCCTGCAAGGATCATGCCGATGCCTGTTGCTATCTTACTGTGGCTACCGTTGCCGTCTTTATCGCCCGTCCAGTACTGCTCGGGTGAGATATGGTTGTTAGCGATATCATTGCGGATTGCATCCATTTCACCATCAATACTGTGATAGGCGTCTTGGTAGTTATTAAGGATGTTCTGTTCTGCTTTGGCTTGCGTATCGTAGATCTGAGAGTTAGCGGCAGCTTGGGCTTCTTGGGCTTGCGCAGTGCCTTTAATACCCGCCATTTGATTCTGAAAGCCTTTATTCGACAATGCAAGCATGTTCTGCGTGGCGTCGTCTGCCGTGTCTACGGGCTGTCCAGATGGATTAATAGCGTTTGGCTGAGGCGGATTCTCGGGCGTACCAGGAACTTGAGGTCCATTTGGGATGTCAGGAATTGGTAAAGGAGCAAGACCTGCTGCTATACGGGCTTGATTTTCTTTAATGATATTTTGTTGTTGGCCAGATACAGCAGCAGCGTTCATGGCTTGTTCGTTCTGGACTTCTTTTTGGGCATTCATATAAGTCTGCCCGTTGAACTGTGCAGGCGGCTGATCACCATGGAATTGTGCAAGAGATATAGGAGCCGTCATACCTTTAGGCACGACGTTGCTAACCATGCGATTATAGACTTCTTTAGTCCTAGCAGTTTCTGAATTCTCGTCTTTAAATGGTTCTTTAGCGGCTTGCTGTGGATCTCGGTAGTTTGGCACTGAAGTAGGCACTCCAGCAGACTTTGGATCTAGATTCGTAGGGACTTCGGGTGCGCTGTCATCTTGAGATACCGGCTGATCTGAAGTTGCATAGGCTTTACGCATACTTCCGCCGCATGCCATGCATGTCTCAGTGCTGCCGCCTTCGGCGTATTTCTTGTATTTATCATCAAGATCTTTTTTACGTTGGTCTTCTTTAAAGCCTGAATAATCTATTGTGGACTGTGTATCGCCGCCATATGGCTTTTTCTTAATTTTAGAGTAATCAAGCGTATTTTCCGTCTTCTTTATCTCACCGCCTTTTGCTTGAGGCGCTGGTCCTGGGGTAGGAGAAGGTTGAGCAAGGTGCTGCATCATTGCTTGATACTTTGCGTCTTCGTTGGGATCTACAGGAGCAGATGAACTATCCGTAATCCGTTGATTCTGAAGAGCAGAAGCCGCGTCTACGCCTTTGCTTTCTACTTCTGAGATATGCTGTGTAGGAGCCGTACCGCCTGTTGCCATTTTATGCGCCATTTGGTCGGCTTCTTGTGGTGTTGCGGCTGACTTTGCTATACCAGCCAATGCCATTAAGCGTTGCTGATTGTCTGGGCTTAAGGCTTTATGCACAAGGGTTATTTCATGCCCATCTGTTTTATGCTTAAGCGTAGTAGTGTCTTTATCAGATTTTACATGGCGCATTTTAGAGAAATCTAGCTTAATATTAGCCATTATTTCTTCCGATGTTTTTGCATCATTATATCTTGAACGAATTTATGGGCGGCCCAATGTGGGTGCTTTGCTTGTGTAACACTACGCGGAAGGATAATATCGCCTTCATTCAAAGTCTTAGGCACCGTATCATTTGCATAAGAGTTCTTAGCGCCGCCGACTTTGGGTTTACCAGGTATTTTCTCGCCTTTAAGCGGTGATTTCTTGCCTTCGGCTACTTTCTTTACGTCTTTTGCATGTATACGGATTTCGCCGGGGCTAACTAGCGCCTTTACTTTACCGCCGTGCGCCATCTTGGTTTGATCTGTAACGTCTAGCGCGCCACCGCCTGGAGCGTTTGTATACGTTGCGGGAGTACTCGTTGTACCTGGCGTAACGAGATCTTGGGAATGGACGGAATTATCATTATCAAAAGCTTTGAAAGCAGCATCTGCACCTGGTGTATTAGAATTCCCAAATAAAGATTTCAGCCCTTTACCAATGCCTTGTCCTATTGCATTGCCTGCAAGAGACATGCCGGTTAGCGGAGTCTTAGCGCTTTGGTTTTGAGAAAAGAAATGCTTGCCAACAGTAGATGCTGGGGTAGCGGCAGATGATATCGTTGGTGCAGAAGGAGCTGCGGGCGCTGCTATTGGAGCGGCTTGTGCTGTTGGCTGCGTTGCAGTATCGAAGTTATCAGTAGAAGTATCGGCGTAAAGGCCATTAGCTGCCATTACTCTGCCGCCTTCTGCTAATCCTAATGCAGATCCTATCCCGCCTGTAATATTACCTAAAAGGTTTTGTTGGCCTTGCATTTGGGTATTAGCGAGACCGGCCTGCGCTCCGCTGAGCTGTGCATTCGTAGAATTCTGGCCTTGGATTGCATTGAGTAATTGATTTTGCTCGCCCATTTGCGCGCCAGTAACTGCGCTGGTAGCGCCTATCTGATTTGCGGCTTGTTGATTTGCGAGCTGTCCGGCCTGCCCAATAGCACCTAAAGCCTGTTGGGCTTGCATTGTCGCACCTTGACCTACGGCTTGCTGCTGAGTTGCAGCGCCTTGCTGTGCTGCTTGGCGCGCCATAAGACCGGCATTGGCTCCTGAACCGCGTTGGCCGGCCATTAATGCAGCCTGATTAGCAACGTTTTGGCCGGTTGCTTGGTTAAGCATGGATTGGGCGGGATTAGGACCTTGACCAGATGCTATATTTTGGAGTTGGCCGTAGATCTGACTTTGATTCTGTAATCCGTTTTGGGCTTGGATTGCGTTTAAAAGGTTTTGTTGCTGTGTAAGGGCGTCTTGAGTGCCTGTATATGCTGTATTGGCTTGTGCTGCCGTGGTAGGCTGAATCTGAGCTTGAGGATTAGTTACGTTTGCGCCTGTGCCAAATGCACCGCCTGCTGTACCGAGAAGACCACCTACAAAACCCAAAAGTCACTCCGTTCGGCTAAATCTTCGAGCCTATATATGCGATAAAGTACAAGAAATAACGATTTCAGATAAAACCGAGAAATTCCGTTGTTTTGCACGATTAATTACACTAATCTCTTTAGTAAATGCTATAATGCCTTGGATTTTCATTGATTTAGCTTCAAGGATTATCTGATCTACAACCATATCAATGGCTTTATGTCTAAGTATACTGCCGAATGCCTTATTGCTTGTAAGTCCGTCTATCTGCGCTACGACATCACACTCAACTCTTCTTAGAAAGCCTGCTGCTAATGGCTGATCGCCTAGCATTGCGATATATCCTATTTTAGGTATTGAAGAACCTAGTATAGGCGAATCATATTGCTGTGAATGCAGCATTTCTTGCAGTAATTCTAAGTGTTTAGACACTTTAAATGGGTAGACTTTAATTTCTGCCAAAACTTCTTGAAGCACGTTGTGTTCTGTAGCCTTTTTTCATACCAACGATTAAATTCAAACCTGAAAGTGATAAGCCTTGTCCTGCTGCTGCGCCTATCGTTGGATCATAGACTTCGTTTATAGTTACTTGGAATGACTCGCATTTCTGGAATTGAGGGAAGAATCGTGCCTCGAATACGTTGGCTGTGCCGCCGCTCCCAGAGCTAGGACTAGTACCAGAACCCCAACTCGCTCCAGATCCCCACTGTGCCTCGCCGCCCCACGGCAGAGAATAGTTATCAGGACGCACTGTGATGTTCTGGATCGGACTTGGGTTGTAGTCATAGGCAAGCTGTACGTCCAATGTAAACGGCGTGAAGTATGTACCTAGGAGATAGCCAAAATAGAACCGTTCATAGCCTTGGAGCCCCGCCATGTTTATCCATGCCGTAGTGAGACTCATAAGCACAGGCTCTGCGCCATCTACGAACACACCTGGTGTTTCTTGAAATACCGAGCCGAACTCATTTAAATACGTTTGGAAGTTCTGATAGAGAGTACCCGATATAGCTGAAATATTAGTGTGCTTTCCCCATTGATTTACGTAATAGTCGTACATCAATGTAATATTTTCATTCATTATGAATCGGACTTGGTTTGTAGCTGGAATACTTTGCGCAGACATAACAGTCAGATTGTTATAAGCCTCTACTGGCGCACCAATGTAGTTCGTAGAGAGATCTCGACCTAATAGCCAAATGCCTTTATCTGATTGGAACATCAATCCGTTTTGCATCAATACTATGGAATTAGGATTATTACAGCCTACTGCAGACGTAATGAATATCGGGTCTGAGTATTGGCTGTTTGCTCCTGTATTGTCAGGACCAATACCATTAATGTAATAGATTGCATCTCGCTTAAAGATCACGAGTTTATCATCCATTGGAGCTAAAGCCGTAATCTCGCCTGTCGACCCTTGTGCGCCAGATGTAGGAGCAACGTAAATAGTCAATAAGTCTGACATTTCTACTGGTACGGCTTCGATTACTTGTTTTGAATACCACAGCAAGTTTCTATCTTCTGCATCAACAAGCCAAAGCCTGTTATTGAATAACGTAGATGCAACAGATGCTGGGGCTGCGATATCTTCTACAACGCCGCCAGTTGTATACAGGATTGCATTCCCTAATATAGAAGCATCTGCAGATGTATCGACTATAGTTACGTAGTCCATAGTTGGGTCATTCAACACAGGATTTTGAATGCTAGTGAATTGGTAATATACTTGCTGCGCTACACTCCAACGATATCCAACAATACGGATAGGATTAGTTACGGGCGCGCCTGCTGCAACCTCTATTGGGTTTGGTTGTTTCGATGTCAGCCGAAGCGTAGGTACATGAAAAGTAATACTGCCGGTCGTACCAGAACCTGTCGTCGTTATAGGGACTGGAATGCTAGGTGCAGATCGATGGAGATTACCAGTCGCATCTGTCCATTCATATGTAAATTCATACCAATAGGCATTCGTATTAGTAGCGCCGTCTGGTTGAGCGTGTATACTACCGCCAGTAGTGGACCATGCGCCTGCTTGATCTTCAGGCCATACATGGAAGTTATGCTCTATAGGCGCTACGCCGTCGTATTGCCAAAGCATTCCGCCTGTGAGATGCAGGCTGCCTGCGATTTCGCTTGAGTATTGTTGGGTTGCATTAATACTGAAAGTCGCGAGATTTACGCCTGTCTGTGTGTATATAGCAGCAGATGGAAGGCCAGTCGCAGTACCTTTATTCACTGTAGTGAGTAAGTCCTTATAGAGATATGAGACATACCAAGAACCATTTAAAAACGATACATTTGATAAGACTTGTGTAGTCTCGTAGCCGCCGCCATTAGCGAAGGCTAGCCGCATATATATCTGACCTGTACTGTCAATTAAAAAGTAAGTAGGCTCATTAGATGTAGGCGGCGTTGTAGGTACGGATGGAGGAGCAGGCGTTGCAGGCTCACCATATGCCGTTAGCATGTAAATCGTTGAGCTAATAACAGTGTATTGGTTGGCGGGCAGCCCTGGAAGTACATTCGACGTAACAACAATGTTTGGCTCGTTGTTGATTATGTATTGATATTGAATGAATGCTTTAGATGCCAATCCTAGAGACCTAAGAATTACATATGGAGATCCTGGAGTGCCTGTTCCGGCGCCTATTGGAGGCGTTACTTGCACTCCAGATATAAAGTTCTGATCTGTGCTGTTTAATTGCGTTACTAGATTCGTTGTTTCATAGAATACATAGAGGATTCCACTCAAAAATACACTGGTAAGGGTGGCGATATTAGCAGCGGTTACGTCCGTGGTTGTGGTCATCTGCTGCGCAAGGGCATAATTATAACTAATACTATCTATAGTGCCGTTAGAGTAATACGTTACGTAAAGTCTGCTGTTTGTTAAGTCATTTGCTAGGCTTACAAGCGATGTAACACCAGAAGTCGTATTAGATACAGATGAAGACACGATTAATGCAGATGTTATAAACCCAGTACGGATCGACGATGAAGACGACGACCATGATATAAATAAGGAATTATTTATTACTATTCCGTCATATCCATCAGTTATCGCTGATACTGAGGAACTAAACGTAGCGGCGGCTCTAGGCGCCTGGACATTCACTAATGGTATTGCGACATACCTAAGGCTTGGTGTACCGACTGTTGCCATGTAAACTACTATGAAGTAATTCCCTAGTACAAACGCTCTGGGATTAACTGCTGTTGCTTCTAATTTCACTCTAGGGATTATCTGTTGGCCTGTAACTGAATCTGAGATCTGATAGTATGCGCTTCCATTGCTATCATTATAGACCGTACATACTAGATTATTGGACGCTACGGCGGCATCTGAGCTAGACTGTGATGTAGATGTCCTAGTAATCGTATTCGTAGAGAGCTGAACAGGTTGAACTATGCCTTTATTAAGCCATTGATTGGCGTCAGCATTGAAAGCATAGAGATCTGTGCCTGTTGCGATTAGATTATCATTAAGAGTCGTGAGATTTGTTTGTAGCGCGTTTGGTAGACTTGTAATACTTTGGAAGCCATTACGTTTCGTGAGTCTACCAAGAGTTGTAAATACAGAATTCGTTAAAAGCGTAAACGAATCCATAGGGATTTGGAATGGATCTGTTTTTGTGTCCATTCCTTTCATGAAATTCAATGAGAAAGGCTGCTTAGTTAGAGCCATTAGCTATTCGTTTGCCAGTAAATAATGATTTGGCCGCCCGCACCTGCCGCGCCATTACCGCCTGAGAAGTTCGAGCCGCCGTTTTTGCCGCCGCCGCCGCCTGCGCCACCGCCTGCGCCATAATGCGTTGATACTGCAGCCGTACCATTTGATCCGTTAGCTCCAGAAGAAGATCCGCCGTTACCGCCGTTACCGCCTGCTGCGTAACCGCTGCCGCCTCCGCCGCCGCCTCCGCCGGATGCCGTGCCTCCAGCTACAGTCCCTGCCGAGCCTTTCGTGGCATGTAGTGCAGTAAAGAGGTTTACACCAGCGTCGCCGCCGTTATTCCCGCCGCCTGCTGTCTCGCCAACCCCTCCGCCTCCGCCGAGTGTTGCGCTTGCTGCGTATCCTGCATAAGTAGTTGCACTCCATGAAGTATTAGGCGAGGCATTATTAGGGTTGTTGGCGTTACCGCCTGTGCCGCCGAGTCCGCCCGCACCTGCTCCGAAAAGAGCTATGATAGTTGCGCCGTTAGCTATTGAAGACTCCGTACCGTCCGAGCCTTTCGTACCTAGAGTTCCTGTACTGCCGCCTGCACCGCCGCCTCCAGCTCCGCCCGCGCCTATAGTAACTGTAAGGCTAGCGCCTGGAGTTACAGTAAGCGGTATGATCTGAGGTGTTGCTCCTGCGCCACCGGCTCCGCCGCCGCCAGCAAAGTTATTCGCTCCGCCGCCTCCTCCTCCGCCGCCACCACCACCACAACCTTCAACGAGCAAGAAGTTCACGCCCGTGGGTACTGTGAACGTGCCGGAAGTCGTAATGGCTTGGCTATCCCACTCGAAAGCCGATGCGGCGAGCTGGGTCTTAAGAATGCCGGCTGAAGAGCTGATCTGAGTAGTGGTTATGCCGCCAGGCTTGACTTGTACTGCATTACCAGATGCATTCAACGTTGTGTTGTCTAGGAAGTATGTATTAGTCTGCTGTCCAGACTGATCCATAGTGACGAAATTCGGCACGCCTGTATAGCCTTCCGTCTGTGGCACAGGCAGGCCAATCGTGTAATTCCCAGAACTAGGCGGCACAAGCTCCGTGCTGACAGTCGTGCTTGCTACATTTGGCTGTAGGATTAAGCTGCCAATAGAGAGGTTAGCAGGCGTTGTAGGCAGGCTGCTTTGGGCTTGGTTGAATGCCCAAGTACTGGCCGCTATGATATTGTATGTAAGGCCTGAAACGCTTGCTACTGTTGCATTTACTGTGCCGTTACTCGTAATCTGGGTTTGCGTTCCGTTACTATCCGTATACCATAGTTCTGCAATACCAGATACCGCTGAGGTTGAAATAGAATCGACATTCGATGTAGGCGATCCCTGTGGTATCATCGATAGGCTTGCGAGATTCGCAGCTGTGTTGTTGTTGAAATTCAATGTCGCGTTTATATTTATACCGGCTGGAGTAATCCTAACGCCTTTACCGGGGCTATGGTCGTGCTGATCTATAAGCGTTAGGCTTGTGTTTACATCGAAGGCATAGGTCGGGCCGGCTTCATTGCCTACTGCTGGTACGACAAGACTCATATTAGGACTGATTGTATTTGCCATTAGCATTACCACTTATTATGTTTTCGTACGTTTTCTTCTGCTGTTATTAATTGAAGATTAGATGGCACATGTAAGCCGCTAATATTTTCACCTTGAAGCGGAATTATATGATCTACTTCAAATTTTATTTTTGTATAATTAGTTAGATATTCTGCATTCATATAAAACTGCTGTATTTCTTTTAGTTGTTCTTCAGTCAACCACTTAGGAGTTCTTTGCAACTTAGCTGCATATCGTTTCATTTGATAACTAGCTGCTTTTCCCGGATTATTTTTCTTCCATTTTTTAGTGGATGCTTTATTTAAACGCCGCTGACACATTTTGCAATTAGAGCCATATCCATCATTCATTTGAGGATGTTTGTTAAAATTGCTAAACGGCTGAGGATTTATTTGCACGCAATCTCTGTGAGTACAGTTTTTCATCAGAAAACCCATAGCGATACAGTGACCGCTGCGTTAGAGTTAAGTACTAGGGTTAACTGAGGCATCTGATTCGTATCCTGGCTGTCGTATATCTCCGCTGCTGCATTCTTCAATACTACCCAATACCCTATTAGCGGACGGCCTAGCTTATGATTCACTACGGTCTTACCGTTGATTAACACAATATCCTGGAGGAGCTGCCCTTTAGTAATCTCTTTTGATAACAAAGGGTTGAGTTGCGAAGCCCACTTCGTTTGCATTTGCGGAAGGGTAAGTTTTTGTGCTAGTTCAGCCATTTGACACCATCAAAAACCCGCCGTGCCGCCATTAAAACCACTACCATAGCCGCCGCTGCCCCAATTACCGCCGTTGCCTGAGCGGGTATCAGAAATCCTATCAGGCTGTCCTGCATCTCTATTACTGGCGGTCTCTTCTATACGCTGTTTAAGGAATGCAATCTCTTGAGTCAATATCGTAGTGTCTGATTCTTCCTTGTCTAAAGCGTATTTAGCTGCACGTACGATGACATATTCTTGCCAGCCTGAAATACCGAAGTCCGTGGTATCAGTGTCGGTTAAAAGCTCAGTCATTCTTGGGATATACCAGACTCGGATGCCTTGTCCGCCCGATGGTGTAGGTATAAACTCCAGGACGTTGCCAAGTACCCTATATTGAAGATTAAACACACCATAGATAGTGGAAGCAGTGTTGGGGTAAACAAACCTGTTACGATCAATAAAATTAAATTTATTAATAGTAACATAGCTATTATTAGCATTATTAAGCGCAAGATCTACTCCCATGATTTTATAGAATGGCGGTGCGATATAACCTGGTTGAAGTGTAATACCATTGAAATACGAGTTAACTCCATTAGGCAGTGGATATTGGAATGTAACCCCATCGGCTGTGAACTGTAGGGGTGTTGCTAGGAAGTAGTCCTCATAGCACGTCACGAGTAAGTCATATAGCTCAAACATAGCCTGTTTTATGTAACTATTCCATTCCTGCGTAGTAACGAATTGGCTATTCACTCTGTCTGCGCGTTGCTGTGCTGCTTGCCGCAATGCGCCTAAACTCCATTCACCTGTTGGCGCTGGAGTAACTGTTTGCGGATTGGTATAAGAACTCGTCCCCCCTGTGCTCGACGCGGCCACAATATACCAGTATTGGATGCCTGATGTCACTGCTGTGTCTAGGTAGCTTGTAGCTAGAGGACTGCCTGATATAGTCACTAATGGCGTATATGTTACATTATCAAGGCTGCGCTGTACGAGGTAGCTAGTCGCACCAGCAGATAAATCCCACGAAATGAGATTTACCATGTTGGCAGTTTGGGCTATAAATCCTTGTGGGATTCCTGGCGCTCCAGCCATATTAATTGCCCTTCATAACTATGTAACTAGCTGCTTTTAATGCTATTTCTGGATTTTCTTGCAATAAGCCGCACGCTTTATTGCAATCTCCACACAGTAAACCTCGAACTATTTTAGTGCCGTGTATATGATCTACATGAAGTCCTGTTTTAAATTCAGATTCATGCCGCGTACAAATAGCGCATTTATAATTTTGATCTCGACGCATAATATTGAATTCGTTTAAAGTAATGCCGTATGTTCGAAGTAAAAATGCGTTTTTTTCTGTTTCTTTACCGCCAGATTCATTGCGCCATTTTTGGCGGTATTGTGATTGTTTGTGTTTATATTTAGGTCGACGTTCTTTATCACATTGTTTGCAATAAGACTCACGACCCAATATACCATCGCGTATTCTTGGATAAAATACGCGCGACATATTGTGCTTTTCGCAGATTGTTTTGGCTGGTCTAGCCATACTAACTCCTTGATTTTAGGAGCTTATTCCCCTGCAACCTGTACCGAAGAATTCGATAAGTAAAAACACAGGCTGATTACACTGCCATCTGCTGGCGCAGCTACTGTTGGTGCATCGCTTGAGCTATCTTTACGGCATTGAAGGATGATCTGTCCGCCAAAACCTTGATTTGCTGAAGGATTCGGAGACAAAGACTGATTTGGATCACCCACCGTCTCAATAGAGAATATACCAGAGCCTGCGTCTGCTGCTGGAGCTACTCGTGTAGTCGATGTATTGGCTTCACCAGAGATACCTACTGCAGTGGCTATGAATGTAGTGCCTACTGTGTTAGACAAACCGATTGGAAGTCCAATAGATTGCATTTGAGCAAGCGTTGAGTTGCCAGGCACGATAATCGTATAAGCTACGCCAATTGTAAGTGCTGAGTTATCAACCTTTGTAGAGCTACCGATAGGGCTTACGATTGCATTACAGCCTGAAAAGCTCCGGTTATAGTTATCCTGGAACTGCACTATAATCGTACCGGATGCTGGATTTGGATTCGTCACAACTACGTTAGGGCTTGATGGGTTAGAGTTGCCTGCACCGGGGGTCGACGTAGTATGCATAAATACGTTCTGCACCATCGGACCTTTAAGGCTTCTGATGCCTAGGCCGTTGCCGTTCGTAGAGTCTACTACGAAGTTACAGTCTATAAGTACTGGAGAAGTGTGGGGAATCCAAAGACGACCGCCATTGGACCAATTACGATTTGCCATGAAAATACCTCTTTTTAGCCACGCTATGATCGTAGAGGCTAATAGCCGCGATCTCACCTATAGCTGTGGCTGGCATCTAGGGAAGGGCTAGAGGTAATCTCAAGTCCTATCTATGCGATAATATGCTAGATAGGTATGCTGTATATGATTTTTTCTAATAAGGTAGGATTATCTGAAATAAGGGTATCTCTAAGTATTAATTCAATGTAGGCGCTTCCTCCATCTAAAGGGCGAACAAAATCTTCATCTAAATAGCGAAATCTTATATGAGGCTTTGTTTCTACTATTACATAGTATCTAGGACCAAATCTATATAATTGGCCTACTTTTACTTCAGCCACATCAACCCTACAGCAATAAAACATGCAATTATTGCAATAAAGTAGACTTTTTGATCGTAGGTAATCTTCATAATCCCTCCACATTAAAGATGATTCGTTCGAGTTTCGTTAAATTCCTTAGCATTCCGCATAAAACACCATAGTATTGCTTTATCTTATCATCGTAAGCTGTACTGTAGGCTGCGTTGGCTGCGTGGGCTGCGCTGTGGGCTGCGTAGTATGCGCTGTAGGCTGCGCTGCGGGCTGCGTTGGCTGCGCTGTAGGCTGCGCTGTAGGCTGCGTTGGCTGCGTGGGCTGCGTTGGCTGCGCTGTAGGCTGCGCTGTAAGCGGCTTCGACTTCGGCTTGTGTGGCTAGGCCTTGGTTGAAGGCTTCTGTAATAGCTAATGCATTATAGCATTCGCTATAGATCTTCTCATCTTTGATGTTGGTTAGGACATCTCTTGCACAATGGATTGCAAAAGCAATGTATATAGGCCTTGGAGTTTTAGATATCAACTCTTCTATTTTTTTGTAATAGTTTATAGTTTTAGCCATTAATGCCCCTCTAAGTCAATCAATGAGTTATCGAAGACTTGGCTTGCAAACTTAAAGTCTTGGAAGCTAAGATATGAGTAGTTCTCCATAGTTGACCGCTTATAGCGAACTACATATCTATTATCTTCGGTTTCTTCCAGTAATATCACATACCTAGAAGTTTCAATTTTCTTGATTGTCGTCATTGAATACCCCCGCCGCAATTAAATCGCGGATAATATATGCGACTTGCTCTTTGCCATACGTATTAATCATGTTATGCATATGGTCGAACATTGCTTGTACGTTATCGCGATAGAAGTGTTGCATTCTGTACACTCCATTCTCATCTGGATATAATTTTATTGCTTTTGCTTTCATAATTCCTCCACATTAAATATAATTCGTTCGAGTTTCGTTAAATTCCTTAGCATTCCGCATAAAACACCATAGTATTGCTTTATCTTATCATCGTTGGCTGCGTTGGAGGCTACGCAAGCTGCATAGGCTGCGCTGTTGGCTGCGTGGGCTGCGCTGTTGGCTGCGCTGGAGGCTGCGCTGTAGGCTGCGCTGTAGGCTGCGTTGGCTGTGCTGGAGGCTGCGCTGTAGGCTGCGCTGTTGGCTGCGCTGGAGGCTGCGCTGTAGGCTGCGTTGATGGCTGCGTAGGCTGCGTTGATGGCTGCGCTGTAGGCTGCGCTGTTGGCTGCGCTGGAGGCTGCGCTGGAGGCTGCGCTGTAGGCTGCGTTGATGGCTGCGTAGGCTGCTTCGACTTCGACTTGTGTGGTTAGGCCTTGGTTGAAGGCTTCTACGACAGCAAGGGCGTTATAGCAGTCGCTATAGAGTTTCTCGTCTTTGATGGTGACTAGGACATCTCTTGCACAATGAATTGCAAAAGCAACATATATAGGCTTTGGCGTTTTATATATCAATTCTTCTATTTTTTTGTAATAGTCTATTTTTTTAGCCATTAATGCCTCCTGCATTTATATCGGGCATTCTTAGAAATACTTTAGCATTATTTACATTTATTTTCAAATATGGTATTATAATGAGATGTATGAGAACAATAAGAGACTTAATTCTGTCGATCCTAATCACCTCTATCCTGGTATTCATGTTTACGATAGGGATAGCCATAGAACTGGCGAGATCATCAAGATTGAATATTTTGGTCGCGGAATGCCGGATATTCTCATTGTTTTTGATGATTCCGATAGACCTGTTAATAGTCTGGATTATCCGAATATGGTGATTATTGGAGACTAATGTCGCATTATTTATGCTATTAGTCTGTGCAGGAGCTGCGAGTAAAGGCGCATCGACACAGAAATCAATGGACGCTTACCTTAAATACACGGGAGCTAATGAAGGCATCGATAAGATCTTGAAAGACATTCAAAAGCCTGTTCCAGACACTGTGAAGTACTATATCGGTAGCGGAGTTTATATAGGTCAGACTTTAATCGACAGAAAAATAGTAATTACTTTTCATTTTCCTTAATACCATAAATGATTCTTTCTAATTCCGTGTCAACTTCTCCAATTTTCTCAAACCATCCCTCTACCCAGCCTAAATCATTGCTGTGTAAACTTTTATGTTGTATTTGAGTAAAGCAATTCATACCTTGCGTTTTAAGTACTACATGAATTTGATTATATGCGAGTGCGTCGTATGTGCCCTCCACAACTACTTTTAAAATATCGCCAACTTTGAATTTATTCATGTTTATCCAAGAACTCTATGAATCTACCTGTTTCTACCGCAGTGGCTTGACTTGTGCCCGTAAGACAAATCCCGCCTACGCATCCATGATCTCTATTAGTTTTAATGTCAATCCTGTCTCCTGTATTACTGAATTTATTATAGCTTCCTACTACGACTATTCTAGGGTCAATACATGCAGGATAGATTTTGCAGTTATGTTTAGTGAGTTTAATTCCATCATTTCCTGCAGCAGCAATAATCGTAACTCCTTGATTTAATAGTTGTTTTATGAGGATTGCCTCGGTTTTACTGTATATCGTTCCTTCTATACTTAGATTTAAAACATCGACATGTATTTTAGTTAAATATTTCAATGTATTTAAATATTTCTTGAGATTAAATCTAGGCTCAGCAATACGAAATGAATAAATACAATAATCAGCATCTCCTGCATTTTTTGCAATTAAATCTACTATTGAAGTCCCGTGCTTTATGTTACTGGCGTCTGGTAAAGGAATCTCGCAGAATGGCGCATCAACTAATTCCATGTCTGTTCCTGAGTCTATAACTGCGACTCGGAGTTGCGCAGAGGAGATACTCGATATCAGTAAGATAAGGATTACTAGTCGCATTTTTTAGCTCTAAATTCTTCTATCGCTTTTACTGCAACTTCTGTTTCTTCCACTGTTAGAAATGTATTGCGTATATAGTTATCTCTTTTGCAGCAAGGCAGAACATTATCTTTAGTATATCCTTTAGTTTGGTCTACTCTGTCTAATCCGTTGTACATGAAAACAGACCATTCATTGTGATCTTTACGAGAAGTGTTGGATGGAGGTCTATTGCAATAATGACAGTTTTTAGTTATCAAAACCTTAAATTCATCAGGAGCTAGCTCAAAGTCAAGGTTTCTATTTTTAGCATTTCTGATATAAGTTCTATAAATAGCTTTAAAACCTGATTCGCCTTTAGGAATTTGTTTCCATTTGTTGCCTTTAGCCATTTTATCTGTTTTTTCTTTGCGAAAACAGCCGCAAGATTTTACGCTGCCTCCTTTCAAATTACTGATTATAACTTTATGCTTGTTGCCACAATCACACAGGCACATAACCCAAGATCTATAAGTTTCTAATGAAGTTAACTTTTCTATGACTACTAAATTACCAAATCTTTGTCCTACAATCATTATTCTTTTACCTCTATTCTAATGACATTACCAAACGTCGTTGGAGGCGGCTGATTTCCTACTAAAGCCCATAATACAGGATATTTAGGCTTAACTAATCTCTCTGTATCGTAACAATCTCCGTCGCCGAAGTAAATAACAGAATCTACTGTATTCTTTTTATCATTAAAGAAGTCAAATGCAGGCTTATAAGCAGTGCCGCCGCGACCTGCAACCTTGTATTTCTTTTTAGGATCATATATATAGCTATTCTTAATCTCGGTATCTGCTTCGATTACTGTAACCTTGGCATACTTTGCTATGTTACCAATTTCACTCATGAACTGCTTCAATGATTCGTCCGATACGCTGCCCGAGGTATCTATAGCAACGCCTATGTGGAGGGTTTCAGTCTTTACTGTGCCAGGAAACATAATACCATACCGACGATTCCTTTTCTTTTTACTTGTATCTATTGCGGTCTCTATGGTGCGTGCCGCGAATCGTTTCAATTGCTGGCGCCAATTCACCGTTGCTTTGTTTAATTCAGATACTAGGAGTTCTTGGTCTGCGGTCATCTTACCTGCGCTTCGCGCAATCCTGGCAGCTTTATTAGCGGCTTGTCTAATCTTCTCTTTAATAATCTCTTTGTCGCCTTCCGACTCACTCCATAATTCATGTCCATCGAATTCCATGAGTTCTTTGGCTTTAGGATCGTCTTTAAGCTTAGCGAGATACCATTCCATTGTCTGGCCGCTCTCAAGATCGAATTGCTTAGGGAAAACTCCGTCTTCTGGAAGATCTTGCATAATCCCATTGATCGCGAGATCCATTGAAACATTCAATGTTTTATGCTTCATGCTGCTCAATATATTGTCTTCTAAAGCCTTATTTTTGCCGTCATAGATCTCAGGAGCAAGCTCTTTTGCGCGGCCTATGTGGTCCCGCAAGATATGCTCGCATTCATGCTTCAGCACAGCGACTCTCTTTTTTATTGGCAGATTTTCAAAGAACTCTGGATTGATATGGAGTTCGATTTGATCGCGAATACAAACGCCGGCCCTAGGTATGTGGCTCGACACAACCCTACGCATTTGACATATGAGTTCCGCATAGAACCGCTCAGAATTGAATAAATTAATAATCGCTTGGCTTATCGCATCCTTGTTTTTTAGTTCCATTTCCGCCTCTTTTCTGCAACGAATCTCTTATATTCTTTTGACCAGCCCTCAGTATTCTTGCTTGCGAGATAATAAGGTGCAAACCAATGTCTTATAGTGTATATAATATCAATCAATTCCATATATTATCCTTTCTAGAAGAGTAGCTTCTCCTGTTTTTTCCCACACGTTGCCCACACACGCGCCCACCTCTCGCTCCTTCCATGGATCGCTAGGTTCGTTACTACTTAATTCTATAACTTTAAAGTAGTGTTGGGGTTTTCGCTTATATATATATGCGAAACGATGTAGTATTTATTAGTTCTTGTGTTATACAATATACTTCCGACTTTCATTTATTTAGCCTCTTTATCTAAAGTACCTTTCGCAGACAGCGCAAGTTCTGCTATTTGCTTTGCATATAGCTCATCTGTATGGAAGTTCTTGAATAATGCATTCTGTGTGGTCACCAATGCATGGAATACGCGGTAGCTAATATCTTTTGGCACAGTATTAAGGAACCACATGAAGTTACTCTTTTCTGCTGATGTCAATAAATACTTAGTGGTGTTGCGTTTAGTGAGCAATTCTACAAGGTTATCGCATGTAATGTTCAAGAAACTAGCTGCTACGTTATCGGGATTACTCCATTTTTCGATGAGATCGGGTCGCTCGTGCTTCAGGACTTGCTCGCCTGTCAGTGGTTTATCGATTTCTTTTAAGTATTGCTTATACGCTACCGTGCGCTCCAAACCAATAATGCCGGGCATCAACGATTCCATGAGATGCTGGGGGGTATTGAGTTTAAAGAGCTTGTTTAATCTAGAATACGCCCTGCGGTCGACTTTAATCGGCAGCGGGAATTCAGTTCGTTTTTCTTCAAGAAGACTCGGCTGATCTTGAATAAAGCCGATTAGATTTGCATCGATTTCGCTGCTTTTGGCATATTCTACCCATTCCTGTATTGATGGCTCAAGCTTGATATGTACGAAACGAGCCATAAGTGCAGTCTCATCTACGTCTGTAGTGAAGTACTCATCTGTAGGCGGATTACCTGCTGCAACTATATGGCAGTTCTTTGGAAGCTTAAGTGTGTGAAATGTCTTATCTAATGCCAGCGAGAACATTCCATTCATAATATCTCGGCGGGCGCGATTAAATTCATCGAGGAATATGATTGCGCCTGACTCAGGATGATCTTCACAATACTGGATGGCTTGCTTAAGCCACTGCGGGATAGCAAACGCCGTAGACTTCGTTCCGTCGCTATTCTTAACGAATTCCTGCAGACCTAGGATATCACCAAGATCTGACATTGTACCGAGATAGAGCGCAAAGAAGTGATAGCCAAAGTCTTTAGCGACCTGCCTAATGCTCTCGGTCTTGCCAATTCCGGCATGACCCCATACGAAGGGCGTGAGTTCTGCTTTGAACATATAATCCAAACTCTCTTTAAAGTCCTTGATATTCATTTTGCTCTCCTTTTGTTATACCAGTTAATCAAAAATCTGTGGAAATAAAAGTCTATTGTGAGTCTAGGCACCCCATAATATATCAGGCGTTCTTTAGAAACAAGCCAAAGTCCTATATGCCCTATTCTGTATATGTCAAAATAAATATAACCGTTTTCGCCGTCATAATCATTACCGTTAATGCCTATTGTGAATATCCAAAAACTCTTAGTTTTCATATTCCCTCTATAATAGCTTATCGGCAAATCTCAGTCAAACTTTAGAGAATATTAAAAATAATTTTCTCAAGTCGAGACAAGTTCTTTAGCATCTCGCATAAAACATCATAGTATTGCTTTATTTTATCGTCGTAGGTCGCGCGACGAGCTGCGTGGGCTGCACTGCGGGCTGCGTAGGCTGCGCTGTGGGCTGCGTAGGCTGCGCTGTTGATTGCGTGGGCTGCGCTGTCGGCTGCGTTGGCTTTATCCACAAATTCTTTTATGCTGACGCCGCCTTTAGATTTCCATATGACTGCAAATCTGTAGTTATCGTTATTCATGTTTCAAACTCCAGCATACACTCCAGGCAGTCTCCGCCACAATTTATATTTTCCGGGGTAAACTTTCGTCCACAGGTTGCACAGCTATTGGCGTCATTGATTATGGCTAAAGTTAGCGCTTCCGTCTTATTAGATTTGATTTTATCTAAAGCTTTTTTGGCAACTGCGCCTATTGGACTAATCTTGCATGGAGTCAACTCACCGATCCAATTGTCAGTCATGTCCACGGCGTCATAAAGACTGAAATTGTGTTTGTCTCGATAAAATTCGAGAGCTTCGACTGCTATCAGCAGTTTGTTTTTTAATTCGTTTATTTCCGCCACTAAATAAGCATCTGGTGATTGCATGTATCCTCCTATCTTGAGTTTATGGACTTGTTCGGGTAGAGTCAAGGCTAATCTCTATTTGGGAAATCGTCTGTGCATGTGCGTCTAAGATTAATTATATCGGCTAATGCTTGCTCTGATAGATGTTTATCGCAGTGCTTACAAGGCACATAGCCTGTACCATGGAACTTACGTTTTTTACTGCGATTAGGATATCCTGTAACCGCGAAGCTCACGAATTCATCTATGCAACAGTCCGGAAATCCGTAGTATTTACCGAGAGATGCCCATTGGGTCGCACCGTGGAAGTTGAGTTTTTTCGCCTTTTTCATAGCTACTCCTCAGAATTAACAACGAAATTAAAAACTGCTTGTAGTTCTTCTTTAGTCGGCTTGCGCTTCCATGCTTTCTTATACAGCTTCGTTATGCGCTCTATGCAGGACTCCATCTCATCTGCCGGTCCGTCTCCATTATACCAATGATCAGGAGAATGCTTCCCAGGCACAGCATTTATAGTATTGCTTCCGCTGTTAAAATTCCAATCAATTCCGCCGTTTTGTACGTTATCTATTTTCCACCAGCCCATGCTATTCTCCTTTATATTTATTTAAATATTAGTACTATTTTGCCACAATCCCAGATTCTATGCAAGCCATCTAGCTTAGCGTGCTCTGATTCTGTCATACTTTGAGGCGTATCAACATGAGATTTCTTTCTGGCTTGCTTACTTATCACGCCGCCGCGTTTGTCTGTATAGAAATAATCTGGTTTTAAAGTCCTGACTTTTATCCATCCAGCCGCTATATAACCACCAGCCTGACTTTTGCAGTAATCTGCCCACGATATCAAAGGCCCTAGTTTATTGGCAGCAAGCTTAGACATCTTTGCAAGACAGCCAGATACTGTATACCCCGGCAAACAGCAGAATCTATTAAGAACGTAGTTTGCTGTGCTGTCTCTGTGATGTCTCCCGAAACTGGCAGCTGCTATTAGTTGCTCTTTATAGAAACAGCCGATTGCCAAGGCTACATGATTAGGCTTGCCTTGTATGTGGGCATTTTGTATGAATTCTCTGGCTTGCTGTGCTGGTATTTCTTTAAATTCACATTTCCTAGCGCCCAAGCGAACTGTATTTACTCTACAGGCAGATTGAAGATAGTTTTTTACTTGGGTTTTGCGTGCTGTCCATTCGTGTTCCCATATATGAATAACTCGTATGCCCTGCTGTTCGAAGTACTTTGTTTTCTTAACGTGGTAAGAAGGAAACATTTTAGGATTGGCATCGCTGTGCCAATATAGCCCATTATATTCAATACCTAGCTTAAGGCTATCTGAATAGCAATCCAACTCATAATCATTGCTAAATTTCTTTTTTATGAAATCAGATATTAAGGATCTGAGGAATTCTAATAGTTCCGCTTCACCTTGTGATGTACCGCCTATGTTGGGCGGACATACTTCATTCAACAGACCAGCGCGCTGTGCTGAACTATATGCACCTGGGTCTTTTCTGGCGAATTCTGTTCTAGTCTTATATTGTTTTCCTAATTTTGTAAGGCTTTCCCTAGTGTGTGTTCTACTTATTTTGGGTGGACATATAATGTCAAGTAAACCGCGTTTCCTGGCTATTACATAAGCACTTGATGAGTTAGCTGCAAAGGCACCTCTACTTTTATACTTAGATGCTTCTGCTTTAAGCATTTCATCCGTCCATTGAATTTGTGCATAGTCAGGATAAAGTTCATGTAATATGTCCAGTCTAGCAGCAGCTTTATATGCTCCTATGAACTTAGTCTGAAGTTCACGCCTATTCTTACATTTACTAGCAGCTTCTGTTATTTTTTGGAGAGTCCATGTAGTTCTCATGATTTAAAGGTATCACGTTTTAATTAGAATTACAAGGTATTACTTTTAAATAAAAAAGGCCAAGGTTGTCCTTGGCCTTAGGCTGTCTAGATTATATTAATGATATCGCTAGCTTGAAAGCTGCACGACACAATTAAATCCGGGAGCGGAACAAATGAGGTTACCATAGTAGCCGATCCTGATCTCGAGCGCGTCAGCGTTGCCGACCCTCAAGCCTTCCAAACCTTCCATACCGTAGGTGAGTATATGCGGAACCTTTCCAAGGCTGCGCAACTTCCAAGTCGCCATGGTTAATAGGTATGCTGTAGTGGGTGGACAAGATCTGTCGGCAAGGATTGTAACTCTGCCATACGCAGATTGAAACGTAATACCTTCGAAAGCTACTTCTACTTCATCGTGGTTTACCTGGACGTACTGGACTTTCGCGCCAAGAGCGTTAACCAGCGCTGCATATGAAGCAAAGTCCATGATGCAAAGGTCTGGTTTGCCGCCTTCACGGTTAGTGAATGCCAGTGCATTCGTAATACCTTCCTCAATCGTCTGGCTAGTCGCGTTATAACGCAAGCCTGCAAGACGAGTCGGGTCTGCACTACGATTTACACCCCAGAAACTATCCGATGTGCTCGGCGTAGTCGTCGGAATCCAAGCTGCAAGGCCCGAAAGAGCCAAGAAACTGCCTGTATTCGACGCGCCGGCTGCCGGAAGGTCTCCAGATACGGTCAAGTATGCACTGCCTGTGCCGATAGCCCAGTTACCGCTCAAGCTACCAGCCGAAGCTGTGCCTGTTACGATACCGTTAGCGCGGTCTACTGCAGTCACTAGGACTGTATCTGTAGACGGAGCGCCGCCGGGAGTGCTAGAAGCGACTAGGAGCTGGCCTACTTCGAACTGTACGATGTTCTGTGCATTCGTAAGAGGCAATACTGTGCCGCCTACGGTTGTGCCAGACTGCGTAGAAGCCGAAGTCGAGGCACCACGAGTTGCCGTACCATCGTTGAACAATTCAAATGCGATGTTGTTCGTAATGTTTCTAAAACCACCATCCATTTGGAGTTTTGCAGCATCAACGAATGCGCCTGCATTTGTCTTAGTCTGTTCCATTAGGAGGTTAGTGATAGTGACAAGCTGGTAGTCTTGGATTACGTACACGAAGTACGATACGAGACTAGTCGCTGTCTGTTGGTTTTGCGCATTCGAGAATGTATGCGAACGACCCATGGGGTTCAAGTGAGTCTAGATAGACTCTGTTATCGTTAGGCTTTTTATCCTAACTTCTTGAACTTAGTGAGATAAGCAATTGCAGATTGTAATATTTCTATGCTCTCAGTGAAAAGACCAATAGCTGTATTACATTCATTACAAAGGAGTCCTCGTATCGCTAACGTAGTATGACAATGATCTACTGCCAATGCTTTACCGCTTAGTGATCTAGGCTTCGGACATATAGCACATTTATTTCCTTGCGCTAAAAGAATCGCGTCATAGTCTTTTCGAGTCATATTAAACTTGCGCTTAAGATTTCTCTCAAATTCTGAATCTTTGCGTTTCTCTTTATTAGCAGCGGCCCATATTTTATTGTTATCGTATTCACATTTCTTACAATAACTTTCATATGTGCCTTTGCTACGTCCTTTCCTTGTGCGAAATCTAAACTCACTTAAGGGCTTAGGTTTTCCGCACTGCTTACAAACTTTTTGCTCAAGTTCGGCGTACATTTTCAATCCTTTTGATTGTCAACCACTCTTGGACCTATTTTATTCTGCCCTTGTTTTTGGCAGTTGTCAAGGTCTACGCTCTACACTGGCTGAAATTCTTTAGTTTTTCAGCTTAGCACGGTATTTGCATTTCAGCATTCACCGTTTTTGGTCGATTTAAATACGGCAACCTTCACCGTATTCCAGAGGCACTGGAATATACTTCAATTGCGCCTCTAGACGCGGGCAAGTATTTTAACCCGCGAAGCCATCAGGGCTTTCGTCTTTGGGAACAAGAGCTAGGAAGGGATTTTCTTTCAGTCTGTTATCGTAAAGGCTTTTTATCCTCTACTTCTTACAGTTTCCTGTAAGCTCAGCGTACATCATCACACATTTGTGTGCTAAGCACTCTTGGAATGATAGTCTAATTTCGCATGTTTACGGATATTATCCGCGCCCCATAGCGGCTGTAAATTGCTATAATGGCAAGCCCGCTTAAGCTGCTCAGGATTTGTCAAATCAAAACTAGATAATGGCAGTATGTGGTCAACGTGCCATTTACCATAGTTTTGCCAAGTCATTCCTTTAGCAAACTTAGCTTCTAAATGCGCCAAAAGCTCAGGTACAGTACAACCTAAGTTTTTAATTGCAGATCCGCGATTAATGGCATGTCTAATTCTAACGCGCAAATTATGCGCTATTTTCTTAGAAATGTCTTTATTTCGATAATCTACAAAATACTTAGGATTCCTTTTACCCCATTGCTTTTTAGCTTCTACATACTGTTCGGAGTGATCTTGTTGCCAAGATTTCTCATATGCGCGACGTACTGGCGATAAACCTCTATGAGCACGACAAGTGCCTATAGTATTATCTTTTCTCAGTTTTTTCTCGCATACTATGCAGTTCATTAGTTTCTCATTCTACGCGTTACGGTGGATAGTGTTCTTTACCTACTATCTTACCTCGGTATTACCTTAGCTGTCAAGGCTTTAGGCTCCACCGATTTTGCTCAGTTTAACGTCTACAAATTTTTATAGACAAGATCCTTCATGTACTCTTTATCGTCGGTATACAATTCTTTTAGCGCAGCGATTTGATTGCTACTATTAGCATATACTGCTGCCATTGTATTTCCTTTAATTAAGTTTTGGTGAATAAGGCCAATCCCTATTCATCCTATTTAAGCTCACCTCGAAATGCTAACAAAGCGCGCTCTCTTGCACTCAGCTTCCGAGTACTAGATACGGCGTTAGTCAAGGTTTTCATTTGGGATTGAGCATTCCCTTTTGTGTCTGCGGTTTGCGCTGTCTTCTTGACTTCAGTACTATTGGCCGTAGGCTGGAGTCTGCGCTTAATCTTTTCAATACGAGTTAATTTCATTGCTTCATCGATAAGGTAGTTCTCTACCTCGTTAGCGGCTTCTTCTACGGTTAGCAGAATGCCGTCTTTTTCATAAGTCTTGGTGATTAGCTCTACTACATCTTTAGTAGAGTTAGTCTTTGCTACTGTTTCGAAATTCGGGTCTGATTTCACTAAGTTACGCACGTCCATTTCGATTTGCTTCACTGCTGCGTTATAGCTGTCTTGTTGCTGTTTCGTGACGCGTTCGTTGCCTTCCATAGTGGCTTTCTCGAGGCTTTCAATCTTAGCTTGGAGTTTATCGATATGGGCTTGAAGGCGGGGATCGATCTTAGATGGGTTGATTATCTGATTTGCGATCTCATCGTAGCTAACTCCTGCCTCGCCAAGTACACCTAGCGGATCGTTTTTGAGCTTGTCATAACTGACATATCCTTTTTGGTATAAATCGGCTTTTGAGCTTGCTTCGGCTTCTCTAGCCTTGATAGCTTCTTCGCGCTGGCGGAACTTTTGGTCCTGTTCTTTAGCCTTTTGGCGGAGTTGGCGCTCTTGGCGGGCGAGTTTAGCCCATTCCTGGCTCGCCTTGTCTGGCTGTTCTGGGGCTTTAGGCGCCTCTGTGGCGGGCGCAGCGGCTTCGGCCTGTGGGGTAGTAGTGGGGTCTGCTGCAGGTTTCGTTATAGCCGATAATTCCTCTGCTGAGATAGCATTAGGGTTAGCTACAGGCGTTTCCTGGGCTTGACCTTGGGCAGGTGCTTTACCTTGCAATACTGCGACTGCCCTTGCCTTTGCTTCTGATGCTGCGGCTGTATTGGCTGTAGTTTGTTGAATAATAGGCGGCGTGCTGCCTGATGGGATTATCTTCATTTATGACTCCTTAGTTTGCGTGAGGAAGAATTCTTACAGTTATGTATGCGCGGCCAGAAGCTAAAGCGATTTTATAGTCTTCAGATTTTTTAATCTGCCCATAAAAAGTCCCATTATCTTCATCTATTTTTTCTAGATGAGACATAGGTATTGTAGTAACACAGCATCCGTCATCTTTAGTTGCGTTGTGTGCTAGCTTCATCCAATTTTCTCTTTCTTTAAAATGCCTATAAGAATGCACCAGTAAGAATTTACGAAACTCTGCATACAAATACTTGATATAACTAATCATTTCAGTTCCTTAGCTATTGAGTTGGGCCTTGAGGGTTGGGGCTGTTCGGTATCAATGGTGATTGTGGCGGAGCTTGAGGGCTTGCCTGCGGCGCTGCGCCTGCCTGTGCTGGCATCGGCGGCGGCATTGCGGCTTGCTTAAGCGTCTGGACTTGCGTAAAAAAGTCACGTAGTTTCTGACACTTAGATTCCTCTAGCTTTGCTTGGCTATAGAGGTTTATGTATTGCGTAGTAAGTTGAGTTGCTAGGTCGAGATTCATGAATGGATCGGGCGGAGTGTACTTACCAGTATCGATTATATCGTCTAATACCTGGAATATGCGCTCTTCTGCTGCGTTTGCTAGCTTCTCGATTTGCTCAAGGTCTGGGTAGTCAAGGAGTCTGCGACCTTCCTGGACTGTAATCATTCCCGCCTGAACCATTTCTGTTATCTTAGCTAGGCGGCCTGCAGGGTCTTTAGGCAAACTGGACTGCGTAAAACACTGGATGATAAATGGATCATCTACGAGTTCGGCATGAGGCAGGTCGATCTCGCGAGTACCGTCTTTATTGGGATAAACTGTTTGATAGGAGCCTTGCTCAGTTGCGATATCCTTAGCAAGATCAACTATTTGATAAGCAAGGTCAATGAATAAATTATCGTAGCGGCGAGAAAGAGTAGCAAAGCGATCTGTAGATATGTCATCGTACGTACGGATAGCTTCACCAGAGTCAAGGCCTTGAGGCTTTTGACTAGACGCTTGGAGTGCCGAGACACCGCATTGTTGGTACCCATATGCGATTAATTTATCGCGCTCGGCGTAAAGTTCTGGTGCATTGCATGGCGCGACTTCGTATTCCGGCTTCGTACCTCGGTATTTAACAATGACACCGATTTCATTGTTATGTGCAGCCGTAGATATCTTTGAGCCTTCTTCTTGGAATACACGGGGCACTCCTACGAGTTTAATTGCTTTTGATATAGTGAACAAGATTGAGTTCAGATCCATCTGCGTGCCCATTAGCTGTTCTGCAATTCCTTGGCTCCAAAAGCCTAGGAGGCGGGGGCTGTAGTGAATAAAAGAGAACGGGAAGCGGTCCTTGGTGTACTCCTCGTCTAGCAAAAAGCCTGAGCTACATGCCAATGTGTGTCTGCCGTCTCTCATGTTCTCACCTGATCGGAGGTGCCAGCCTTCTACTACCATGATAAGGTCAGATACGGTCTTTGAGGTCTCAGTTGAGTTGTCTGGATAGCCTTTGGCAGCTATGTCTAATTTCGCCTTAAATTTCGGGAAGTTAGCTTTAAGTACCTCCCTATCCACGAGTTTTAAGCGGTAGAGCTGCCTAGGCTCGCCGTACATTGCTTCATTCGGGTCTATAAGGAGTTCAGTTAAGAGAACACGCTCAAGGCCTACTTTATGGTCTGGTGTCTCATATGTATGCAATACACCCGTGCCTTGGACTAAGGCGTCTCTGAGGGCGGTAGTGGCTTTTTCATAAGCATCAGTTTGATAAAACTCACCTTGGGTGAAGTTATTGAGTTTTTTCGATAAGGTCCGTTGCTTATAGTTCCCATTATCTGTGAGGAATACAGGACTAGGGCGACTCTGTGAAAGGCGAGACACCAGCGTGTCAGTGACACTTTGAATGAGATTGAATGTCGGCCTTTCTTGCGGAAGCCCTTTCGTTTGGTCCATTTTATTGATATTGGACCCAGCAAAAGCATATAAACTCTGATTCCCATATAATCTCGCATAGATAGCAGCTTGCTTATACCTGTAATTCTGAGATTCTTTTAAATAAGCCGCAGATGTAAGCAGATACATAGCTGCTTTGTCTGGGTTTTTCTCATCCCACCATGCGGTTAACGTCATGCTATCTAAATCTGGGCGGGTTTTAAAGGTTATTTGCGACTTATTCGCAGGCTTATTCGTGACTTTCATTAGTCGCCATTACCGTGTGTTAAATAAAAGCCCCAGTATTGATACCATTCATGCAGATAGTTCAAAAAAGTGTTAAATGAGCCGCCGCAGCAAGATGCTTTACAAGGATAAGGGTCGCGGAAAGAGTTATTAACGCTTTTCATTAAGTTCCAGGCTCTTCTTTAACGCTCCAGTTAAGGAGTTGCTCTTCTGTGAGCTCATCTGTGTCGATTTTGTCTGGCTCTAGGCTGCCATTGAACTTAGGTACGCGGATGGCTGCTTCTGGTGCTATAGGCTCTACTCTAGACGGTTTGATAGGCTCGAGGTTAAACTCTATGTTGCCTACCCTGATACCAGTCAGTCCTTGCTTTTTGCACATCTTTATGAGCTTATCTAGGGTCTTTAGGTCTTTTACTATCATCTTCTGGCTCTATTTTCAGGCTGCTTAGAAGTCCTAGGAATCCAATTGCGAAACAAATGAATGCTAGGAGCAAATAAAAACTATCGGTGTCCAATTACGTCTCAGAAAGCTTCCACTTAGGGCGCATCTTTTTGCGTATGCTGTCTACCATATCGTGTTCGTCTGAGGTCTCGTCTTCTTCTGTATCGCCTTTGCTGTCGCTATTGTAGTCAAGATCATCTAACCCATCGGATTCACTGTAGTTTTCCTTTTCTAGGGCTTTAAAGCTTAGCTGATCTTCGTGGTTTTGGTCTTCTTCTGCATTTCTGCGGAGATCGACTTGGCTTGAGTCATCTGAGTCTGTAGCGCCTTCTGATAGGATGTCGCCTCTTTCCTTAGTGATTTCGCCGCCTTCGGCGTATTTCACTGCAAGATTCATGTCTTGGCTGCCTGAGTCGATCTCGTTCTTCATTCTGTCGCGATTCGCCATAATAGCGGCTGCTATAGAGTCATGATGTTCTTCGTCTTCTTCTGGTTCAGGCTGTCCGTCGTCTACCTCACCGCCGTCTGCGTAAGCAGATGCTGCTTCGGTTACATAATCTTCTGGATGTTCTGAGTCGTCTATGCCGTCATATGGGTCGGTTTGATAGTCATTATGCGGCTTAGCCATATCGGGATTACCAGACGTCTGGCGCTGGTATTCTTCTTCGTGGTGACGAGCCATTTCCTCGCCTTCATCTTCTGATGGCGTATCATCTTTAAAGCTGTCTGTGTCGGCATTAGGGTCGGAATGGTCATAGTCAGAAGACTCGACCTTGCCGCCTTTAGCCATGACTTGCTTGCCTGTAGAGTGTGCGGTTTGTTTCTCAGGGCCTTCGCCGCGCTTCTTGGCGTCTTCTTCATCGTGCCATGTCGCGGGCTCGTCTGCTGGACTAGATGGAGCGGTTAAGTCTTGTAGGTCGTCTTCTTCATCGCGTAGGCGAACTTGAAGGATGTCTGATTTCACCATCTTAGGGTGTTTAACCTTCTGTGTGCGGCCTCGGATATCGTTTGCCTTGGCTTGGCGTTCTGTAGGAGTATCGGTCCAGCCTGATTCTTTCAATGGCTTATCGCCTGAATTATCTGAGATGTTCTTACTATCGTTATAACGGTTATCTGGCATAGGACGTTTCTCAGTTTTTGCTGAGATCTCACCGCCTTCTGCTAGTTTTGGCTTGGGCATCGAGCGGAGTTCTTCTAATGTTTGTCGATGTTTGTCTCTTTTATTGCCATATCTTGCTTCAGACTGCCCGTGTTTTACTTCGTTATGTTCTCTGTCATAATTAGGTACTATTTTATTAACGCCCATTTGATTGGCTTTTTCGGATGGTCCTTCATCTGCGCTGCCGCCGTAGGCCATATTCATGTCACGGCTACCTGATTCAACGGTACCGCCTGAGGCTTTCTTTTTTTTCTTGGCTTGACGCTGTACGCTATAACTAATAGCCAAGTTCTGAGCGCGGTTTTCTTTACCTGGATGCGCTTTCATTTCTGTCTCTACGTTTTTTTGAAACGCCTTTTTTGAGGCTTTATGTATTAAAGGCATTATTCCGGTCCTTCGCTTAAAGCAATAGTGGCTTGGACTGCATTTGGCTGCTTGTCTTGGCTTAGGCTAGACGATAATATTACTGTAATAGTATCGCCTGCAGTGCATGCAAGACCGGGTACTGTAAGGCCTTTAGCGCCTGCAGATGATGTCGCCTTAGTAGTGCCGTTTTGTTTCACTGTAATAACTACTTGAGATGCCACCTGCGTGCCGCCGCCTGTACCAGTACCTGCGCCACCGCCTGCGCCTTGTGTGGCTGACGGCACGATGTTAGGACACTGTAGCGTTGTTGCAATTGTGTATGTATCAGTGTTTTGGATATTCAATGTCGTAGTGCCGAGATTAGTAGCAGTAAGTGTTTGATTTTGCTGGGACATTAGTCTTCCTTTTGGTTTTCATAACTATGAGGGATTTCTTCATGCGGCAATGTTTCTAAGATCTCAAATGCCGATCTCATTGCATCTGCCACGCCGTCTGCGTCATTTGCTTGTATTTCAGTAATCATATGCTCTGCGCATGCGCGTATAGCCATATCATATACTTGATTTTCTTTAGGTTTATCGGATTTTCTGTTTATTGTTATGGGTGTTGAAACTGCGGCTTCTTTTTGCTTGTTCTTGAGAAATGGAAGCACGGGCACCTCAGGTACTATATATGCGATAAAGTACTAGTTTTCTTCTCCTTCAAGCCATTTCTGGTAGGATTCGGCTTGTTTATGGCCTTCTAATTCACGTTCCCACATTGCGTCGTGTTCTGCGTCTGCATATTCTTTAGTGCCATATTTAGGTTTTTTAAGCTCTGGTTGATGCGTAAATGCATAGGATTCACGAAATGCATATAACACACTATCTATAATATCACTATGAGGTTCTTTCTTTATTATGATCTTATCTGGGCGGCTATGAAGCCAATCGATTTGAATCATATAGCTATCTTGTGCGAATCGTGAGTTCGATTTGGCTTTAAAGCGACCAAGGCGCAGCTCGTCGTTTAATATACCGACGTTTTCGGCTTTTAGCTTCTTATCTGCTGACTGGACTGGGATGAGATGGCGTTTCCTTATTTCTTCTGCGGCTTTAAGTCCTAGTCCGCCTTCATCTATTACCATCTTGTCGGGTTTGTATCTCTTTTCTAGCTCTTTGATTTGTTCTGCCAGAGCTGTAATGTCTTGCTTATCAGTTATGACTTCTTCTACTAGATATGTTTCTTTGCAGGCTTCGGACCACGCCAACACGGCTATGGCATCGGCGTCCTTGAATCCCACGTCTATACCAAAGATATAGTTCCATTTATTTATATGCGCAGGTAAAGTATCGAAATCATTGACTTCTTTTTTATACCTGATCCAGAGGCTTTCTGTGTCTAGCACCCATTCATTGCGCCATTCCCTGCGAAGGGTTGGGTGATCAGGCCCCCATTCATTCTTTTTAATCATCTCATCTATGAATGTTTGTGGATCCGGAACATATGGATTATCAAGAAGAGTCCAATAATGCGTACTAAAACCGAAGCGTTTATTGTTTGTGATTTCGAAGTAATAGCCTTGTGGTACTGGGCCCGGCGTGCCTGTAACAGCTAACCACGAATCTTTATAGTCTACTAGCATCGGAGTTAGTACGTCATTTAATAGGCTTTCTAAGTGAGTACCGAAGTCCTGTGCCTCGTCTAATCCTATCCCAGGTGATTTCTGTCCTTTAAGACGGCGTATGAAGTTGGGCATATCGGCACCATATAGAGTTAGCTTAGATCCATTAGGGTGACTCATTGTGAGTTTAGACTCTGTAAATATGCAGCCTAGCTCATGCTTATCATTGAGTTCTTGCAACACAGGCCACATAATGTCTTTAGCTGAATCTCGCGTAAGCGCTAAATAAATACACGCACTACCTGGGTATTTATTCATTGTATGAAAGAAACGCAGCGCCAATCCATTTGACTTACCAGCTCTGCGACTACATTGTGCGGCTATGTACCTCGACTTGTCGCTAATAAACGCATCTTGCTGCGGAAACATACTAGTAACCCTAAGTTTATCATAAGGATTATAGTATTGACCCTTATCAGTTTTGGGCGGCGAATCTGCTTTAGGGGATTTAGATCTTAGTTTTACGTCTGGCATTCCTGGTCTTCTTAGGCGCAAATACTCTTATGGTGCGTCCTGAGGCATAATAGTCTTCTAACAGACCATTGATAATGCGCCTAGCTTCTGATTTAGGCATATTATAGAAATCATGTTTGTACCTAAGCATTACTCACCAGGGACGAGATGACTGAAGTTAGTGTAAGGAATTAGTATAGTTTCACCAGATGCCTTTACGACGAGTTCTACTGTGCCCTGCTCTTCATTATAATAAATAGATTTCATGGCTTTATGAGTAGGGCTATCTTTCAGGCTAAGCTCTTTCTTAATATGTCCAGATTTCACCGTGTGAATAGGGGCTAGCATTGTAGCCTCTTTAATTTTTCGTGACATCTGTTGTCTCCTCTTTCACAGAAGCTTTTGTATCGAGATCTTTGCGGCGCGCGCCTTCGTAGTTAAGTTCTTGAATTTTCTTATTTTTGCGTTCTGCTTCTTGCTGCAGCACATATACTTGGTATTCTAATTGCCCTAAAGCCCAACATTCATTGTTAAGGTCTTTAGTAATCTCTTCTAGCTTTCTCGGCTCTGGCGCAGACGCATCTAGTTTTACCTTTTTGGTTTTAAAGTACTTAGACATCATTTTTTCTCCTTTATTTCTTGACATTGTTTGATGAAATCATCCATTAATTGCTTCTCTATTAAAGCCGACCACAACCTAGAATCTTGTGGCCACGCCGCTGCATTTTGCGCAGATATACCTGAATTCTGTGCGCCTCCTAAACCTGAATTTGATGCATTATATAGCGCGCCTGAACTTAATTGATCTATTCCCATTCAGCCGCCATAAAAAGGATTGTATTCTGTTCCAGGAAGTTTTTTCATAAGATCCATACCTATTTGCGATAAGTGTGTTACGTATTTAGGATGCTTTGGTACGAGACTTCTCGCAATTCCCTTGAGTCGCCACGCCTTTTTAATATAAACCCATGAAATTGCTTGATAATCAGCGCTTAATATACTATAGCCGATGATTATATCAGGATCTTCTTTAAGGCTTGCGACCTTTATCGCTACTCTACCAGAGTCGATAGCAAACTCAGCTACTCTCTTATAGTTATCCATGAAGATATCTTTTCGAATCCCTGAAAACCAGCTATTACCATAATACACTCCGCGTAAAAAGGTCGCTAAAACGAAATTCTTATCGCTTTGCTGGTAATCCCTGATATCATATAATTCTGAGAACTCATTGTTTGTCATTGAAGTAAAATTCTTTCATTGTTTTTCGGAGTTTCTTTGTGATTACACGCACCGTGGTGATGCTTATGTTGATTTTAACTTTCTTTAGGAGTTTAGATATGTTAGGAGCGCTAATGCCATTGATATGGTATTCCCAGATAATTCTATCTCGCTCTGATTTAAATTTATAGTCATTAAGGAAGTGTTCTGCGTAATAGTAGTAATCTCTTTTGCCTTCGAATTCATCTTTTTTCTGCCGGCTGTTTTTTGGTCGTACACTGATCTCTTTATTATCTATATTGTGATTATGCCTTACGAACTCACTCGACCAGCGCTTAAGGTTGTACTCGTCTTGCTCGATATCCTTAAAGCCTTTGTCTTTAAGCTTTTTGTACCAGATCTCTTTAAGCTGTCGGAGCGTTGGTTTGGCCACTTGCGGTATCCTGCGGTGTCGCCGTGGCTTCGGCTTGTTTATCTAATTTATTTGCTTCAGCAATCGCTGCTGCCTGCGCTTCTTTGATGTCATTAAGAATCACGCTTACGACTTGATTCGCTGCGGCCTTTCTTAATGCTCTTGCAAAGTATTGTTTGCTGACCCTTGATGTAGTAGAGTCTAGGCGCAACACCATAGATGAAATCGCGAACTTCATTGAGTCTGTGTCTGCGAACTTTCCTGAGATCTCGATTACGTCGTCCATGAACTTATGCATTTCTGTAAGCCCTACTGGAAGCCGGCTAGGCAGATAAGCCAAGATTTGTTTCAATAAGAGTTTTAGTTTTGTCATTGTACCTCATTTAGCAAGAGTTTTAGTAATCCTTGGAATTGCTTCTAAGTCAAGTCCATGTATCATATTAGTACACTCCATTGCATTGCGCAAGAGCAAACTTACATTTTCTGCATCTTTTTCTTGACATTCAACTACTATCTCGTCATGGATTTGAGATACGATCTTGCAATCTAGACCTAAGTCCTTGATATTACTATAAAATGCTATCATGGCTCTGTTACATAAAGACGCACCAGTAGATTGGATTCTATGGTTACAGGCTAGGTTTAATAGGCTTCGAGCCTCATAGGGGAGGTCCGCGTGGTCCTGATTGCCATAAAGTTTAGGAATTTTCATGGCATCTGGGATATGACGCCTACGTCCGAACAGACTCTCTACATAGCCTTTGGTCTTAGCTAGTTCGTGTGCTTCTAGCATCATCTTTTTAATACCTGGAAATCTCTCATCTAGTCTAGCAAGGTCTTCTGCTGTATCATCAATTGATTTACCTGTAGCAGGAGCTAGTTGGAATGGTGTCGCACCGTATGCGCGAGCTAAGGTAATGGTCTTAGATATATCGCGAAGTTTTTTGTATTTAACCCCAAAAGCATCTGAACGTCCTTCTTTGATTGGCAGCGCATCGTGTTTATCGAATATATCTATGCCTACGACACTATAGAAATCGCTTTCGCCATTAAACGCATTCATAAGTTTCGGCTCTTGACTGTAATAACTAAACACTCTGGGCTCTAGTTGGCTGAAATCTGCTGATACAAATACATGGCCGGGCCTAGCAATGAAGCAGTCTTTTATGCGCTTATCGTCTCTAGGCAAATTTTGTAAATTGGGCATCTTGCTAGAGTATCGCCCAGAAGTCGTGCCCGCTTGTAAAAAGCTAGGTTGTAATATACCGTATTGAGTTCTAGTTTTTATAGCCTTTATATATGTATTCAAGAGTTTCTTTTTGCGCTTATACTCTAACAGCGACTCTATCCATTTAAACCGATGCGCGACTTTCTTAAGAGTATTTTTATCTGCGACTATATAAGCCCATGGTGCTTTTATTAGCTTAGGCTTTATCTCTTTACCGTTCACCGTGCCGCCTAGAGCATACGGCTTGCCTTGGTCGCGCAGGCAAATATCAATGAAGTCTCGCTTAGCGACTTTGGTATAAGGAAGTCTAAGTCCCATTTCTTTACAAACTATCTTGCCTGTTTTCGTAAGGATATTGAATTCAAGTCCTAGTTGACCGAATAGCAGCCATGATAGCTGCTGTGGTGCTTCTACATTGAATTTAGGCTTATCCTTTATGTATTGTTGTATCTCGCGGTAGATAAAGGCCTTTGCTTCTGCGCACTCTGCTTTCAAGGTCTTCTCTAGCTGTATGAGCTTAGCGTTGTCTACCATAAGGCCTGTAGTGTTTAGATCATATGTAGCTGTACGCAATAAAGGCATTGATTCGTCTTCATAGAAGAATTTATCTAAACCTTGCTCATATAGTTCAGGTACTAGGTCTGTAAAGAGTTTATAGGTCAATAGTGCGTCTTTAGCTCCGTATTTGCCTATTAACATAGAGTTGGCTTTATATAACTCGTATTTGGTTTTTGTGACACTACCGCCATTAGCTATGATACTTTCTTTCATTAGCTTTTGTTCTTCTGCGGCACTTTCGCCATACATCGTAGTAGCAAGGTCTTTCAATCCTACTCCGCGGTTTTCGTTTAAAAGATGAGCAGCTATCATAGTATCCGTATGTAAACTTTCTATTAGTCTTATCTTTTCACAGGCCTCTATCATCATGCAATCGAATATTCCGTTATGCGCAATAAGATGCTTAGATTTAAGCGCATGCAAGAGCAGATCTAGTTCGAATTTAACGAGATCATTGTAAATCAGCTTCTGTAGGTTTTTATCCCATTCTGCCAAAATTACATAAAACGCTTTATCTTCTTCGGCGCATATAGAAATGCCTATGATTTCATCGTGCTTTGATAGTCCTGTAGTCTCTATATCAAAAGCTACATACTCAAAATTTTCTAGGTATTTGATAATATTTCTCAAACCCTGTAAGTCGCGAATCACATTTAGCATTTAATACTCTTTTGCATTCATCAAAGAAAATGTTTAATACGTGTCTCTCATACAAAATTTTTAAGTAGTCGTCCGGGCACCATACTAGCAGTCCAGTTAAATTATTTTTATATTCTTCAAATGTCATTATTCCACTTAATTGATGTATAATTCACCACGTCTGTTTTACGGTCTAGTTTGCGTTTAGCAGTTGCCTGTCCTACCCAGTAACTCAAACTCTTCTCTTCTGATTCGGTGAGTTCTCGTATAAGCTGCGATTCAGGATCGAAGAACACTGAGTATGGTGTGTCTTCCTGAATACAATCCTTGCCTTGTTTCTTATGGCGGATCTTGCAGAATTTATAGCTAAGAATTGTAGGCGCGCCTTTTGTATATACTCGTTTCAAAGGCTGCCATAGGGTTATTAGATAGTCGCAGAAGTTCTCAAAGGCGCTAGTGCCGAAAGCGGCATCCTTATTTATCTCAAGATCGCCTATGCCTGCTTTTTCGCGAGATGTCTGGGATTGCATAATCAAGAATGTATTAGTTTCCATTGCAAATCCTTTCATTGCCTTGCAAATGCCTTTCAATCCTTCTTCGATGCCTAGTTTATTATTATTGCACAGTACGCCGATATGGTCAATAACTACACAGCCGACTTTCTTACCCGTAGTGTTGAATGCGAGGATTTGCTGTTTTATGTCTTCTAAGGATAAGTCTTTAAATGCTCCGCTATCGTCGTAATTGCTAATTACGTGGACTTTATCATATAGGTGCTTTTTTTCACCGCACATAGCTGCCCAACGCTCCGCGATCTCTCTGTCCGGTTGCTCCAGCGGTATGAAGAAATGCTCTAAGTCTGGGTTTGATTCTACAAAGCCGAGGAATATGTTTAGCGCCATTGTAGTCTTACCAACTCCTGAACCTGCTACAAGCCCTAATACCTGGCCAGTTCGAAAACCTGCTTCGGTGTCGTCTATGTACTTCCAAGTAGGTATACGCACGCCGTTAGCCGTCTTAGGTCTCACAAGGATATCGCGCACGCTGGTAGGCGCTGAGATCTTCTCTGCTTCAGGCGCAGCTTCGAACGTCCATATCTTGTCTACGATATTCTTTGCATAGCTAATCCTGTGTACAGGAGCGCGCTGCAGGGCTTTGGCTGATTGCGCTAAGACTGCCATAGCTTCGCTTTCGGTAAAACCTGCAGCGAACATGAGATGCCCTAATCTAAAATCGTTGCTGCTTCTATCATTTGTCGGCCCAATCCAAAGACTTTTTACTTCGGCATTGTTCAGTATTAGCTCGCCGAACTTAGCGGGGATTTCCTCTGACACAGATATGTGTTCTGCTAGCCCGTATGTCTTGTCGTGATGGACTTTACAATAGTTCTCATCTTCTTTTGTTATCGACGGCAAGAGTTTATCGAATTCTTCTGCTGTATATATATTATCGGTCTCTGCTACTAAGACACACGGTGTATACTCTTTAGCCTTAGTGTTCCAGGTATTTGGCAGACGCATGAGCTGTGCTATCTTGCTTACGGCTTCATCTGTATTGAATAGTCGGCACAATCTACGCTGGAATCGTAAATAGCTCATAACGTCAAGGTTAGTTACCTTCCAATAAACATGCACGCCATGGCCAGAGTCAACTATGCGCGTAGGCGGTAGTTCAGCGGCTAATATTGTATCTATGAATGCATCTTTAGACTCGTATGTGCCGTCCTTGAGATCCATATCGACAAAGACTTCATGAAATGAAGTGATCTGGCTGCCGTCTACTGGCTTAGAACCATCAAAACTATCAGGAGGGTTAGGAAAGTAGTAAACATTGTATCCCTGCTCGTTTAAAGACTTTAGGTCGGCAGAATTAAACCGACCTTCCATTGTCTTCTTTAAATTTACGGCCCATGAAGGCGCAATGAGCCGATAGATCATATCGGCCACTGGATTACTTCTTCTTGTTCTTATTCAAAAGCGCCTGTACTTTCTGGGCGCGTTCTGCTGCCGAAAGTTGGACTTGTTGCGGCTGATAGTCATCTTGATAAGAATCATTAGCCTCAACATTGTCGACATCTTCATCGTCTTGCTCTTCCTCTGCGTATTCGACTGGAGCAGATGCATTGAGCTCGACCTCAATTGTGTTTAGTTTGTCTTTAGCTACTTTGAATGAACGCATATCGCCCTTAGGCGTGGGCGTCATACCAACGAACTCAGCTTTAGTCATGGTGCCGACACGAATAGTCTTGAGTTTTTTGTTGAGGTCTCCTGTGCCCCACACACCTACATTTTCGCCAGGTCCTATACCTAGTGATCGGTATGCAGCAGCCAACTTTTCATTCGACTCTTTATTTTCGCTGCTAGGCTGGAACTTAAAGAAGTGAATCGAAGACTTGCCGAGCTTAGTATCGACTTCACGAGCTCCGAGATAATACCCCTCGACTGTCGCCGGGTCTTTTCGACCTGTTTTCTTATTAAGTTTTCCTAGACTAACAGTCACCGCTGCGTCTAGACTTACTACTTCTTCGAATGCCATTTTTACTCCTTTGTTTTTGTTCAATTTCTCTTTCTAAATTATCAATTTTAGCATCTAATGCGATTATTGCTTTAATCATCTTAGTCAGTATAAACGCTACTTCTTTTCTTTGTTTATTAGTCATTTCTCTGCTCTCACATAATAAAGTACTAATGTTATCATGCAGAATCCCATGACAAAATCAAATGCACTCATTTCTTATAACCTACTGTTGGCGGAATATAAACTCTATCTTTCATCCATTCAGATACGTCTAAATCATCATAGTATACTAGCGGCTTCTCCATTACTGTGTCAACTACTCTAGTAAGATGCAAAGCTTCTACCACATTAGAAGCCCATTCTTGTCCGCCTCTACTCCACACTATGATATGCCCTCCACGATGTTTTTCTTCTTGCATAAGCCTTATCATGGACTCATTTGCAGTCATTGTCAAGAAGTTCTGCGTAATAGCATCATAGATTTCTACCTTAGGTCCTGGCATATTAGCAGATAACGGGAATACCAAAGTGTTATCAACGTCAAATGGTCTAGGCGGCTTTTTAATTATTTTCATTTTTTAGCTCCTGGCGCCATTGGCGCTCCGAAACGCTCATGTAGCTCCTGCGAATAAGCCAATGCTCGCCACGCCATTTGATTTACTTCTTCTAAAACCTGCGCTGGTGTTTTATTTTCGCCTCTGTCCATAGCGGCTAGTAAGTCCTGAACATCGATCAGGTGACGTAAAATACAGTCTCCGTGATCCATGGACTTTCCCCTGGCGTGGTGGAGCTCTTCCCCTAAGTTATGCTTATCGTTGCCTCGTTTACTTGTATTAGACACTCCAGCAAGCGCTGCCGGAAAATACCGAATACATCCCATCATCATCGGGTATTCTTTGCGAGTCTTTGAGTCTGTCGGTAGAGTCATTTTAGGTGTAACTAGCTCTGCAGGTGTAATGACTAGTTCTGCAGAAGATGTAATAGCAGTTTCGCTGAGCGGTATTTCTTCTGGTGGCTGCCCTTTGAATGGTATCACAGGACAGCGTATGAAAATGTCGCTTGGATAATAAACTCCGCCGCCTAAAGTTAGTGCTATGTATTTGCCGTCTTTCAATACTGCCCATACTTTATAGATAGTATTAGTTGTAAGTCTAGTCCCTGTTGCATCTATGCAGACTACATGATCGCCTGGATTTATATTCATCCCATCTCCTAAAAACTTTTTGCTGATATTTGGATGTTCTAATGGACCTGGCATTTCCCCTATTATACGCAATTACTCCGCGTTGTATAGAATTATATCGAGAAATTTGATGTTTTAAGTATATTGCTGCATATTTAATATTAGTCTTTGGATCGAATAACGCTGTGCGCGTACTTTTAAAGCCCAGTGCTTTTGCTGTGCTGTATTTTATTTGACAGATCCCTATACTGTCTTCTCCGCCATCATCGTGGTGTACTGCCTCGACTTTATACTTAGACTCAACATAGCAAAGAGAGCTAAGAAGCCCAGAAGGCAAGCCGTACTGCAGCGATAGCGCAACGAATAATGCAGATATCATGAACCTAGTATAACAGGCTAGAATCGGCCTGTCAAAGTCGTCTCATAATTAGACTTTCATGCCTTCTACGTAGTCGATGAAATAAGGCACGCCGTATTTCACCACACCAAATCCTACACTAGAGCCTACAGGGTTAGCGGCTGCGTATTTAGCGGCCTTAGATTCCGTGTCCATTATGCACCCCATTTCAGCGCCGAATATAGTGCCTTTAAGCGTGCTTGTGTATGTAATGCTGGTTTTGTGGGTATGCCCCTGAATGACTGACATTCCTAGGATTCTAGACTTCTGCGCTACGGTGCCACCTTGCTCATCGCCGTGCACGAATAATATAGGGCCGCGTATAGTATCTATTACAAGCTTCTTGTTTTGCTTTATCCAGGTCCAGCCCTTGAATGCGAATACCTCGTCTACGTCTCTAAACATTTGAGATGGTACGCCGGCCTCTACTGCCTTTCTAAGTATCCTGGTATCATGATTACCGCGTATAATCGTCATCTTAGGAAACCATTTATGTAGCTTTTTGAGACACTTCTCGGCTTGGATGAATTCGTCACTAGGGCTTACGTCGTCAGTGTCTTTCGGCCAATTAGACCATATCTTTTGGTCTGTGATGTCACCAAGGCAGACCACTAGGTCCGGCTTGTGCTTGAGACGCCAGCGGTAGGCCTGTTTTAAGGCTTGCCAGTTAACCCAAGGGGCATGTGCGTCTGGTAGTACGAGTATCTTTTTATAGACTTTTTTCATTGTCTTCCCATTTATTGCACTTTTTACAGATATAATAAGTTCCCATATAATCAGCGTACCGCTCATATTTATGTCTGCATTTTGATTTTTTAAGTTTTTTCTTTTTATTCACTTATCCGCCTTTAGGGTCAAATTTCAATAGATAGTCATAGACTTGCCAAGCCGAAGTAAGACTGTGGCGTCCTACAAGGAATTTATTACATTTGAAGCAGAGGAGGCCGCGTATTTGGCCAGTGCGATGATTATGGTCAACGCTAAGTCGTTTCTTAAATTCTGATGATAGCTTGCCGCATATCGCGCATTTATCGCCGTGCTTAGCGATTAACTCTTCGCGCATAGCGTCGATTTGCTTGCGCGTAAAAAGTTTACTTAAGCTAGGCATACTATACTTTTCCCGTCTATGAGCTCCACGAAGTATTTCTGATCTATATGCGCCTTAACGCCTTCTGAATGCTCAACAAGGTATACTGTATCACGGCGAGACGCCAAAGTCTCTAGCATTTTAACTGCACGAAGTTTATTCGTATCGTCTAAGCCGTCTAGTGCCTCATCGAAAAACAACTGATTGAATTCGAGGGCATGATGCCGTTGTATGCATTCCATAACCGCCGCCCCAAAACACAACTTCAGCATCTGACGCTGACCTTTACTGAGCTGCGTATAGCTGCACTCATTTCCGTTTTTCCGTATTGATATATCTAGCTTATCGCGGTCTTGAATATCGAGCTCTACTGTGATTTCCCCTTCAAAGAAGTCTCTTAAATGCGATACTGTCGTAGCTTCTAAGTATTTCACTGTAGTTCTAACTAGTTCTGATCGAAACATCATTACTGCATCGCTAAGTAATTCTAGATTTAGTTGGGAGTCCTTTAATTCTTTTTCTGTTTTAATCGCATTATCTAGTAATGCATTGTTTTTGCTTATGTCTCTGCTTAGTCTTGTAAGTATATCGGAATGGGGGTTTACTTGGTGTTTGACTTCAATTAACTGATTTTCATATGGGTTTTCTTGGTCTTTAATTTCGTTTAGTTTAACTGTGAGGTCATGATGGGATTTCAGTTGCATAGAATTATTTTGTTTCTGGAGCTTCAATTCAGCAATTTCATTAAGTATTTCTTGTCTTTCAGCATTAGCTTTAGGCATGCCACATGTCTCGCACGGCACAGATTCAGGAGGAATAGATTTCTGGAGTTTTTGTAGTTCTATATCATAAGTAATAGGAGGATTGAACTTAATTGTGTCTAATTCTGCTTCTACAGCCTTTACTTTATGGGATCTAGTGATTTCAAATGTATCTCGCTTCATTTCTATTGTTGATATGCGATTACTCTGTTCATGCGCCCAGATTGCATTACTGTTTTTGGCTTCTTTAGCGGATTCCTGTAGTAACTCTAGTTTAGCGTTTAATGTAAATAAATTGTTGTTCAGGGTATTGATTTCAATGGTGTTTATCTTTGTTTGATCTTTGATTTTTTCTTGGAGTTTCGTTGGTAGACTTAAGTCTACTAGCTGCTCTGTAATCTCTCTGCGGTTCTTAGCTGTTGTGGTAAAGAACTGTGCTGTTTGACTGAATTCGTGGAAGTACGCTCCTGCTAGATAGAGATCAGCGTCAAGGCCTAAGAATTGATTTATAAACTTCTGCGTATCGTTGATATCCTTTCCTCTTTTTACAGCTATGTTGGCATCTATGTCATCATTTAGAATCCAGTAAGCTAAATCGTTATTATTGCCACGATGCCTTTTTATACACATATCTTTATCGCCAGCCCGTACGACAAGCATTCCATGTGTATTGCCGCCATTCCAGCTAATTACATCATCTGCTTTACCATTCTTTGCTGTAATACCGAATAGAATCCAAGGGATTACATCGCAAAGTGTGCTCTTGCCGCTGCCTGTAGCGCCATGTATGAGCACTAAACCTTTGTCATCAAAGGAGAATTCCAGTTTTTCGTAACTAGCAAAATTCTCTGCATACACGCTTAGGATTTTCATAGCTCCTTCCACAACTCTTTAAGCTTCTGCTTTCTATCTGTAGCTACTTGTAATTTATCAATGATTTCATCGAGTTGCTGGGGCAGTGTTAGATTATGTGCGGGTTTAGGCTGACATACCTCGTCTGTAGGGATTAAATCGAGTTTAAAGTTTTTATGCATTATAACTCTGCTTATGCGCTCTTTAGGCCAGTCAGCAAGTTCTTCCTTTGTTCCAGTCATTTTTACCCATAGAATATTTTTATCATTAAACGCTATGCTTTCGTCTGGAATCAATACCGCGCCGCCTTCTCTTGAATAGCCTATTTGACAGTTTAATACGATATGTTTTCTGAGATTAGTCGGCACGAATTCAAGGCTGCCGTCATTGTACAAGATTTGGAAGCCTTTCTCTGGATCATTCGATTCTGCGAAATTCAATGTGTACGGATTTCCAATATAATCCCACTTACCGCCTCTAGTGAGGTCGATTGTCTGTCTTGCATGATAATGTCCACTAATTATACGCAGTCCCGCTACATCATTCAGTGTTATAGCTGTCTTATCTTGAATATATTCGCCTGAATCAGTGCCTGCCAATCCTTGATGCATTATAATCGTATCGTCCGTAAGCGCAGTCTTTAATTGACTTCGCAATTCATTTAAATCATGCTGATAGGGAATCAACGTAGCAAGCCCTGGTATATAAAACCTTTTATTGACCAGTACTACTTTCTCATACTGTGGATTATTGGCCGCATTAGTAGCTTCAGGACCCAGGAAATTAAGTGCGTGAGTCTCGCTTTTTTCATTTATTTTGTCATGATTTCCGATCATTACATAGCATCTTTGCTTACAAAGTTTAAACGTCTCAATCATTGTATTTATGCATTCTGCGCGCAGATTAGCTTTTGAGTCATGCAAATCTCCGGCTACTACTAGCGGTATTTGTAACTTGTTTGATTTAGCGATTGCTTGCCGCATTGCCGCGTCTGCTAGTGAAAGCGTATTGAGATTATAGTGAATATCGGATATCAAGACTGCGATTGGCTTACTCATTGCGCCATCCATTGTTATCGTACGTACCATCAAACGAATTAGATTTCCTGGCGTTTTCGCTGCGTGTTAAATATTGCATATTCCATGGCACGTGCAATCCGCTTATTAGCTCACCTTGCAGCGGTATAATATGATCTACTTCGAGTCCGGCAGGACAGTTTTTATATATTAGCCGTATTTCTTTTTCATCTGCCCAAGAAGGCAATGCGTTTGTTTTATGCGCTCGATACTTTGCTAATCTATTTACTCTACACAGCGCCCCTTTCGGGGATTGACAATACTCCCTTTGTAGTTCTTTATTCCTATCTGATCGTCTATAGTCTTTAATCTTTTTCTGTCCTTTATCAGAGGCCTTATATTTTTCAACACTCACTTTTAATTTACCGCTTTTTGCATAGTCTCTCATATACAAGGCCTTGCATTTTTTGCATATTGTATGCTTCTTATAAAGACCGCGAGCGGCAAAATTAAAGCAGTCTAATGCTTTAATAAACTTACATCGGCAGCATTTTTTAGTCAGAATCTGATTGTTCAGCACTTATTCCTACTCCATTAGCTGTTATTTCAAAATCTAGTTCGTGTATTGACATATCTGTCTGACTTAAATGATTTTTAGTAACCACGGCTTTTGTTATAATACCATACTTTTTCTTTCGGCCTTTAATTACTTTTGTTAATACTTTTATTCGCTTAAGTCTTATAATAGCAGAAGAATGGAAGTATACTTTTTTACCTCCGTTTTCTTGATCCCCGTGTTGCATGAATCCCATTTTTGTATACACTTGATTTACCAATAGTATAGCTATTGAATCAGGATACTTGTTTATCAACGCCACTAACATTTTCATTAATCGGCTATTTTCTTTAGCGTCCTGGCCTGGCTGGGCATGCTTTTCGCTATCCAATTCTAATTCGGCATGTGCTCTAGACTGCCCGCCTCCTACAGAATCTATAACAATTAAAATTTTAGTGTCTGGATATTTAGTTTTAGTCGCTATAACAGTTTTGCGTATTTTTTCGCCGCCTTGTAGAATTTCGTTAGTTTTTATTAAAACTGTACTTTTAGAATCTCCGCCAAATCTTGTGTCGTATCTATTGGAATCAAATTTATCTTCAGTGTCTTCACATATAACTAAATGATCTGATTTCTGTGCTGATGCCATAACCTGACTTGCTTCCGTCGACTTACCAACATCAGAATCACCAGCGAGCTGTATTATTTTATTATAAGGCACGCATGGTATTTCTAACATATTTGCTATAATACTACTTTCGTGCAGCGGTATACCGTCCCTCTCTGTATATACTTTTTTTAAAGCATTTCCGCTAACGACCATATCTTGCGCTTTTTTATCTTTTTTATAATGCTCTTGAACTTCAGCTATAATAGTGTTTATATCAAATTTCACTCAAACTTGCCTTTCGCTATAGCGCGGAAATGTAGATGGGCATTCTGGAATATAGAAAACATCCTGTAAAGTTCATCTCTATCTACTTCGGCTTCATCAAATGCACCTTGTTCAGCAGATACTTTCAAATCTTTGTCAACTAGCGCCGTAAGTAGTGTATCGGATGGCTTCTTCTCTGGCGTAGTAGCCTCTCTAACGAAGACTTCTGCTCTGGTTTGTTTTACTAGAGATTTAAGTAGTCGTGCATTTAGGTCGAGCTGTTTGAGCTCTTCAGAAGCCTTAATCTGAGCCTCAAGGAACTCACCGGCTAGATTCTCGGCTTGTTGTGTTGTAACGCCTTCTACGTATGAGTTAATGATTTTTTGTTCCAGGGCTTTGTAATCCATCTAAATGCCTTTCGCAGAGTTTTTCTGCACTTCCATATAAATTTATGCCATGTAACTGACATAGGGTTATTACTGATATCTGAAAATCCTATCGCACCTTCCCTGCGATCTATCCAAACTATGTACATACCTATTTCTAAGTAGTCCGCGTCTCTAGGGTCATCTAACACTATAACGAAGTTATCGTATTTTGCCATTAAAAATCAACACCAATTCCGACGCCAAACGTACCATTAGTTAGTCCGAACGTACTGACTCTCAGTCCGATGAACTCTTTTGATATACTTAGCCCATAAGACGGCGCTGCAAATGGGTTGTGGATAGTCGTAACTGCGAGTAGTGACACGTTGTATTTAGGCTGTACTGGCGCGATCTTCATTAAGACGCGAGTGTCTACTTTGTCGATAGTGTCTTGCGTTGTATTTATAGTAGTGACTGTTGTTACGGTACCATCTGGCTTTTTGACTTCAGTGATGGTTTCATTTTGTTTCGTACTAACGTTTTTTACTTCATCGACTTTTTTGTCCGCTGTAGTCGTTTTAGAGCGCGCCGTGAACTGTCCTAGCGCAAAGAACAATACTGCTATTAGTATTGCGGTGAGTATTGTTAGTCTACTCGGCATCGTAGACTCCATAAATAATTTTTTCTAATTTCGATAAGTTTGCGGGCTCTAATAATGATATGTCGAAAGATCCGCGGCGCCTTTTATAGCCCAATAATTCATCAGCAATTACTTCTTGGTCTATGATAGCATAAATTTTTAAGATATTGTAATCGCATCTACCGCAATTACACACTGCTATATCGCCGATTTTAAATGATATCATCGATAAGTCCTAGTGCTTGGCAATCCCTAGCATTAAGATAAGTCTCTATCTTATGTATGTCTTCCCATTTAGTCTTACTCGCGTTGGTGCTGAAAGCAAGTAAATCATTCCATTGGTTTTCAAGCCGCCTGGAATGTGCTACATCTCTTTCTAGCTGGGTTACTCGAGCCTCGGCTTCGTAGGTAGGCTGGTCTTCATGACACATAACCCAACTATTAGCACTCATAGTGCGACGATGGCCAGCAGCAAGGATAAGAACAGCAGCACTAGCGACCAGCCCAGTGGCATGTATATGAATATCAACATCCAGATGAGAAATGAAGTCATGGAATGCAAGAGCGGCATAGGCATCTCCTCCACCAGACGTAAGTATCACCTCGACTGGCTTTTTACTTTCTTTTCTGCGCGCAAGGACTTTTTTGCGAAATGCGATGAACGCATCTTCTGTTATTTCTCCTCGTATATGAATAGTCCTATCTAATTTCATATTCCTCCAAAAAGCCCCGGGATGGGGACGCCCGGGGCGGTCGACGAAGATATAGTTAGGTTACTCTTCTTCCGAGGAAATGTCAACACCATAAATAATTTTTTCTAGTTTTGTATCTATTAGGGTAAGCCATTTTGCTACCTCGATAGATTTTGAATGAGAATGATCTAAATTAATACCGCGCACGCTGCTATATTTGCTGCTAATATATTTATATTGTATTCTAGTGTCTGTCACATCAGTAATCCTTACAACACAGTTCTCATAGAACATTGATGATGACATTGGCGTGAGATATAGTTGTCCTACTTTAAATTCCATAGTTCATTTTAGCATAGGCTTTTTAAGAAATCAAGCACTGCATTAAGCATTATCAGCAGCATATCCAGTACTTGAGACAAAAAACATTAAAAAAATGCAAACGCATATGCATTAGATGTACTGCATGGGTTTTCGCTTGTCAAGAGTTATTTCTTGTTTTAATGAAAATAGTTTGATATGGTTAGTTATGTCTAACGTTACTGTAACTATCGATAACAGCTACAGCCAAATCCAAGGCCTTAATGCAGCCGAGGAAAAGGCACTGAAATCAGAGCTTAGCTACATTGTAGGTGGTAAGAGCAGCTTTTTCTCTAAGTATGGTCAGAAGAGGCGCAGCCTTTTAGACAAGAAAGGCGGCTTCCCATCAGGATTGCTTAATAGAGTAATTCTTTGGCTAGATAGTAATAAAATATCACATAAAATCAATGACTTACGAGTAAAACCATGATAGGTAAAATGTACTGGTTTAAGATAGGCGACAGACTTATCATATATAGAATTAATAGAATTGTTGATAATAAAGCCTATTGTAATTATGTGTATGACTCAGCCGGCACCGCAACTAAAGATGATACGCGTCTTCCGATTGAAATATTTAAGGAAAGCGAAGAGTTTAAATGCTCTAGGCTAGAGCGCATTATATTCAGAATACCCGATGAAGCCCTATCCTGATCAATTAAAAGCAGTAAGCGCTGCCTTAAAGCATCATCGAGGTATAATAGAAATGCCAACGGGCACAGGCAAAAGCCATGTAGCGCGACTTATTATAGAGGCTTTGGATCTCCCTACGCTAGTGGTAGTTCCTACTCTGGAGATCAAACGCCAGATGCAATATACACTATCTGGATTGAAGAATGTACGAGTTGAGAATATCGATTCTAGGGCCCTTAGCAGCCTCACCGCGCAATTCTCTGTCCTTATCCTTGATGAGGCACACCATGCCGCAGCCAAGACGTACCACAGGCTTAATAAGCATAACTGGAACGGCATCTATTACAGGTTTATGCTAACCGCTACTCCCTTTAGAAACGACGCAGAAGAGACCTTATTATTTGAGGCGATATGTGGCCAGGTCATCTATAAACTTAGCTACAGAGCTGCTATAAGAAATCATTATATAGTCCCCATTGAGGCTTATTATCTAGAAATTCCTAAACAAGATACAGACGCAGTTACGTACCGCGAAGTCTATGACCAGCTAGTAGTCCATAATGAGATCAGGAATCTCATGATAGGCGCTCTGCTAGGCAGGCTAAACAGGCCGGCGCTGTGCTTGGTGAGAGAAGTAATCCACGGCAAGATACTCGCGGAAATGACTGGCTTTCCATTCGTATCTGGCGAGGACGACGAATCCAGGGACTATATAAGAGCTTTCAATGCAGGAGAAATAAAGATACTTATAGGCACTACTGGCATACTTGGCGAGGGAATCGATACAAAACCATGTGAATATGTAATTATAGCTGGAGGCGGTAAAGCAAAAAGTCAATTCATGCAGCAGGTAGGCCGCAGTGTTAGAAACTATCCAGACAAAGAGTCTGCCAAGGTGATTATATTGAAGGATAGGAGCCACCGTTTTCTTATGAGACACTACAGCGCACAAAAGAAGTATTTACTTGACGAATACGAAGTGATGCCTTTAAAGTTGAATTTAAATAGGAGGCCAGATGAAAAAATTAGTTAAGGTAGAAGAAGTAGCAGGAGAAGGACTAGTAGCTCTTATGGGCGAAACAATTACTGTGTTTTGTATGAATTATATTTATGCGGGCACGCTCGTAGGCGTTAATGATACTTTCATTAAGCTAGAAAATGGCCATATTATATATGAGACAGGAGCATTTTCCGATAAGAAATTCAAAGATGCTCAA